ATTTGCAAAAGCTTTAATCAAGAGTTCTTTGAACCGTCATCAATAATAGTTTATGTATGTTATTTATTTATGTATAGGGTGGTATACGGAGATTAGTAAAAGCTTTAATCAAAAGTACTTCGAGTATGTATCGATAAATCATTAATCAATCAAAATCATAAGCCGTAATATGGATTTAATCTCGGTAAATCAAAGAATAATCAAAATCATAAGTCGTAATATGGATTTAATCTCGGTAAATCAAAGAATAATCAAAATTATAAGCCGTAATATGGATTTAATCTCGGTAAATCAAAATTATAAGCCGTAATATGGTTTTAATCTCGGTATTTCCAAAGAATAACTATATAAATAATCGGTGTCATTCAACTTATATCTGAACGATATTACGATATAATATATTGTATAATTAAGTAAATTAATCGATATGTTTGTATTAAACAAAAATTTACCGGAATCTTATAAATCATTAAAGGAAAGTTATTATTTAAATCTCGATAATAACTTTCTTCTTGATATTATAGACCATCTAAGACATAAAGGATTCAACATAGTTTATAAGGGAGATAATTCTGATATCAAATTATTATATATTGATGCTTATTTAAATGTGTTGATATATCATGATATTGATGAAGATGAATTCAGACATCTTAAAAAACGTATGCGTCAATTATATTATTATGATATATACTATCATTTAATGGAAAAATCATCATATCAATATCTATCTGAGCAAATGTTGGAAAATCATATATATCGTATCAATGAAAAAAGATTGATATATAAGAAATTTGATAGATACTATTATGGTGAAATAAATGAAAATAATCATCTAAACATATATGTAGAATATGTTAATTTCGATGAATTTTTCAAATCATTATCTAATCAATTTACATTTGAGGAAACAGATATTAATTGTAATGATTTGATAATAAATGATGATGATTACAAAGATATGATGATTACTCTTATAAATACAAAATTCAAACGTAATGTGTTTTTATCGAAACTTGATAATCTCGATACCTATCTTTTATACAACAATATGATTATTCATTGCATAATAATCAAAAACAATGAATTCAAAGGTGTTCAGGTAATATCAAATGATGAATATAAATCTGCAAAAACGTTAACTGTACAACAATTGAATGTAGACTTTTACAAACAGATAGAACAAAGATTATTCGAAACAAATTTAATTAATTTCAATAAATATGAGTAAGCAACAAAAACCGATAGCGGAAATTTACTTAACTAATCAACAAATATTAAGATACATAACAGGTATAAAATATTTATTCCAAAAGACAAACTCAACCAGATTAAATGATATAGTAGATTTGGAACGAAAATTTACTTACAATGAAATGTACAAATTGAAAAATAACCTGTATGAATTTGATATGTTGGTAAGTGTTCAAATTGATGAAAACAAAATGTATTCGATTCAAGGTTTAGGATTTTTGAGAGATATAACTTTCAACAACAAAGATTTGAAAGATATACATAGATTTGATGTTTATAAATTTTTAAAAGACAATGAAAAAATATTACTATCTTAGATGTACGATAAGATTATACATGTTTCTGATGACAATCGCAAATATTGTGATTATGTATTTTTATTACAAATATTCTTATAACTATATTGAATATATCGGTAAATATAAAAATTTCATAACACTGTTGAATCTTCTATATGTTGGATTATTAATTTTTTATAAAGATGATAAAGAACAATTTTCAGAGCGTAAATGATTTATTCGGAGATATTGCTAATTACATAAATAAAATCAAACCATTTATACTTGTCAAAAATAAACGATTAGATATAAATATAACAGATAAATATTTATTAGTTGAATTTATTGGTGTTTCAGAAGACATGCAATTAATATGTGTTCAGAAAGATGATTTGTTTCAAAAACAATGTAAATCAAATCAAGAAGTAATTGACAATAATTTTTGTTTCAAAGTTAATTTTTCAAATTATTTTTGCAGTGAACAATTAATTAGTATCCTTAAACCTGAATTTCAGGAGAGATATGATTCTATTAAACAAGAGATTATTGATGAAATACATAAATATCTTAATTCTGATAAATACATCAAACTTGATAAGAAACTGAAACTTTTTATTGATAATAAATTTGTTGATTGTAAATTTATTCGAAATAAAAAGATTAACGGAAAAATAAAATTCAATAGACTTTCAATTTATAATTTAATTAAAATTTATGATACTATCTAAAATCAAAATACTTAAATCAAACGCAGGTCATTATATAGGTCGAACATGTACTGATACCGAAACAGGATTGGTTGAACCATATAGTAGATTAACAGCATATTTCAATGCACCACCAAATGCAGATGTTGATGGATTATATGGAAAATCAATATTTATCTGTCATAATAAAGATGCAGATGGATTTATGAGTATGGTAATTGCATCAATATTCTGTAGAGATAATTATGATGATGTTATTGGATATAATTATGAAACAGAAGGTATTGATTGGATTGATAATCCAGAAGTTCTTCAGGAATATTACAACATATATTTCATAGATGTTACACCTCCAATTGAATGGTTACTTAATTATTCCAGTTGGTTTAACAATATCATCATTATAGACCATCATATCCCTAAACTCGAAACTATCAAATCTTACAATTTCGAGAATGTAGAAATTGTCGATAAACCATATAATTTCAAATGTGCTTCAGGTTGTACATTAGCTTATGAATATTTCGGTTTTCATGATAGATTAAAAAATAAAGAATTCGAAAAATTCATAGATAACATTGGTTATTATGATTCATGGAATTGGATTAATCTTGAAAAATATAGACAAATAAATATTTTATGGGGTAATCAACAAACTTATATAGATTTCGCAAGAATAAAACTTGGTGAAATATATAAATCGAAGGAAATTAAAGAATTCTGTAAAAAATGGTATAATGACAATGAATACTTGAAATCATTAATTGCTCCCCAATCATACAATCTATTAATCAATGATATTAAAGACGAATATCTTCTCGAATTATCTAAAACAAAACCTATAATCATAGATAACAATATTGTTTATGTTTTTGAAGGTTATCCGAAACCAGAATTTCAACTTGCTGTTGATGAATTATCAGATGCTATATTAAATGGTTGTGTATTTTTATTTAAGTCTGAAAATGAAACCGATAAAACAAAATATAGTGTAAGAACATTTGAAAGATGTAATCGAACCGCTATTGATTTTATAAGAAAATACGGTTTGTCATCAGATGGAGGACACAAACATTCAGGGGTTATTCACTTAAATTTGAATCAATATAAAGATGAAAGAAAAATTGAATCATAGAGATATTGTTGCAGTTATTATATTTTTAATAACAACAATAGTAATTATTTGGTATACTATCATAAACCAAAATATTGATAGTGATGGAAAAATGAATCAAACAAATATAAAAGAATACGAAAATTATGGAAAATGTTAATCAAATATAAAAGTTATGGAGACAAAATTAATTCAAATCTATAATGATTTAAAACGATATTCTGAGGAATATTACGATTTAAACAAAGATTCCAAGTTATCAGATGAAGATTATGATAACTTGGAACAAGAATTTTTTGATATATACGAAGAATTAGATGAAGAATCGAAAGTAAAATATCAAAAACTATATGATGATGTAGATACAGGTAAATTTAAGATAATCGAAGAACAAGAGAATAAAACACTTCAATTATCTATTGAAAAGATTAAATCAACAGATAATGAAAATGCTTTGCAAACAGTAAAGAACTGTCATAATATTGTCAAAAGACTTTTGAGTATACCAAATCTAACTAAATCTGATGTTTTAAAGAATAAGGTATTTTGGTGTCCTAAATTTGACGGTATATCATTAAAAATTTACAAAACCCTCATTACAACACAGATATTAACCAGAGGTGGACAAGATGTTACAGATATTTTGTATAATAATAAAGATATTCAGAAAGCTATCAATTACATGTTAGATAAACAAATTGATGTTATTCATGGTGAATTGTTATTATCGAAACGTATATTTAATGAAAAATATTCCGATAAATATACAAATCCTCGTAATGCCGTTGTTGGTGTATTGAAAGAAAATCCAGATGACTTAAGTTTTCTGTTTTATACAGATGGAACTAACAGATTGTTTAATAATTTATATCTTGATTTAACCGAACAAGATATACAAGGTTTATGGAATAGATACTACAATTATTATAAATCTGATGATTATCCATATATGGTTGATGGAATTGTGTTTACTTCGATTGTAAGTAGACAATTATTAACAGCTGAAAATTCGCAGTATCCAAATAACTTTATTGCTTTAAAATTTCCAGCTTCTATTGTACAAACAGAAGTACTTGATATAGATTGGACTATCAAAAAATCAGGTAAATATACACCTGTATTGAAGGTTAAACCTGTGTTTATTGATGGAAGTACAATAGAATTTGTATCAGTATATTCTTATCATAAATTGAAAGAATTTAAATGTGGAATTGGAAGTATTATCAACATAACAAAAGGTAATGATATTATACCGAAAGTTGTTAAAACCATCAAACCGTCATTAGATTTCAAATTACCTGAAAATATCAAATTAGATGGTAAACATATATTTACAACAGATAATAATGATATTGAAATCACTGATAACTACAAATTCACAAGAGGTTTGATTTCGTTAGGTATACAAGGAATTGGTGATACAATAGCTTCTAATTTGGGTAATGATATATTCAACAATGATATTATCGAGATATTCAATGTTCTGAAGAAAGTTGATGTTATAGGATATTTAGGTGTTGATTCAGCTAATTACAGTAAGTTTTCAGAAATATACAATATCAAAAAATTAACTCTCGATAAGTTAATATTTATGATGCAATTTCCTAATTGTGGCGATGTATTAAGTCGAAGATGTGCTGAAATCATAACAAAAATAAATACAGATACTACCGGAATGAATAAATCTGTATTACACAATGTTTGTCAGGGAGAAGGATTTCAAAAGATTAAAGAATCCATACAAAGATTAAAAGAATACGGTATATCTGTGATTAAACCAATTGTTGTTAATGAGGATACAATAACTTATGAAATGACTGGAACACCTCCGTCAAATCTTTTCAAGAATAAAGCAGATTTCGTAAGTAAAATGACTGAAAAGTATCCGAATTCAAACCATCTTCCATTAACCAAAACAACAACTATATTATTTACTGATGATTTAAACAGTACATCATCAAAAATGAATAAAGCCCGTAAATATAATATTCGAATCGTACTCTATAAGGATTATGATAATATCTTAGATAATAAGAAATTTACGTAATATCTTATAATCACCTTATTTTACGGTATATATTAATAACAACGAATAAATTTAAAAACAAAAGAAAATGATACATTCATTATTATCAAAACAAAATTATATTCAATCGGCTAATGAAGCAAACATACTATCAATGATTAATAAAGGTATTAATACTTATGATGGTTTGTTTGAAGCTTTGAATTTATCTGAAACCGTCTTACAATCAGAATTATCACAGTTAACAAATAATGGAATGTTAGCTGAAAATAAGAAGGGTCAATTTGAATGGGGTAGACCTGTAATCGGAAGTCTTGTGACAATGGAAGGTGATATGTTTTTACCTGTAAATATTGTTTACATGGACGATATGATTTATTTGTCTCGAGGTGAAAGTTGGTACAAAGTTGATTTAGAGTTTGATTTGAGACGAATTGTCTGGAATTCAATAATCCCCTATGTTGAAGATGGTGAAGAAAAATATGATACAACATTAATGGATATGTTACGAAATTCCGTAAACAAAACAAAGAAATCTCGTAACAAACAATTAACAGAATATGAAAATCTACGAAATAAAGTAGTATCATACTCTGAAAAATTGAAATTACATTTATTAACTATTGGAGAAAATCAAACAGATGTTGAAATCGTAATGATTATTCCAATAAAGGTATCAGAAGATATTGTTGTTGAATTTCGTAAATTTGGAATCAAACAAGCAATAGCAACAGAAGATTTACTTACAGCTTTGAGAAGACCTCAAAACATGAGAGATTTCAAAATGGATATTGTTCTTGATAAGATGATAGATTGTCGAGATTTATTCTATTCTGGTAATTGTATTCCTGTAAAATGGACTAATGGTGACAACAAAACATCTTTTGAATTTGCTGAATTGAGTCAAGTTCGAAAAGACAATATCAAAATAACTTATAAGGAATATACAAATGATGGTGAAGTCTATATCACAGATGAAATGATGTCACCAGAAGAATTACAACAAGAATTGTCTGACCCCAAAACATTCCCTTTGCTCTATGAAATTTTTAAAGAAAATGAATTTATGTTCGAGTTTTAAAAGATGGAAATATAGAAGATTCGATAATAATCTTAATTTCTTTAATAGTTGGTATATAAATTCTTTAGGTAATAAAGTTTATCGAATAGACAGAGTCGGCAGCAACGGTAATATGTATATGTATGAATATGATATGTACAACAATAATGAACTGAAGTATATTGGACATAATATTAATTTCATTTTTGATTCGTTTATGTCTGAACATACACAAATAACAAGTTTATATCTATTTGATACAATATTGAAAGAATATTTGAACGAAGTATCTGCAACATTACTTTCAAATTACGATAAAGAATATTTCGCTACAAAAGAAAATTATATTAAATTCAGATTAGATTCGAATATAATGTTTGATACAGAAAGTAAAAGATTCATTATCAAAGTTTCAAACAATGAATACAAAGAATCTTTGAAATTATTTAAAATAACCAAAAAACAACTTAAAAAATATTTTCTATGAATAATGAATTATTGATATATGATATAAATTTTGATAAAGTTTATTTCATCTTTGATTTGGTTGATATGGAACAATTTGTTGATATTACTGTTACAAAAGATATTGAAAACGAATGTTATCATGTCAAATATAAAATCAAAGGTTACAATGAGAAAACAGCTCAATATGGTTTCAGTTATGAATCAGAAAAAGAAGTAAGAAGTGATAAATTAACCGAAATACTTCAAGATTTGAAGAAAAATAAATATCCAAGTTATTCAGTATGGACTCAAAGCAAATAATAGCCGTAATAAAAGAGGTTTTAGATGACCACAAAGATTTCAGGAGAACTAAAACACTCATAAATACCGTATATAATATATTATGTGCAATTTATTTGGAAGATAAAAAACACATAATATTAGAAGCTCCAACAGGTACAGGTAAAACTGTCATAGCTTATATGGTGAATTTTTGTATGCAAAAGATAGAAGAAACAAAATTTCAGAGTTATCTTTTGACGTCATCTAAAATATTACAAGACCAGATTGAAGCTGATAAAGAAAAATTCAATTTTAATGATTATACATTAGCTATTTTGAAGGGAACATCAAATTATGCTTGTTTACCAATAAAACCAGATTCTTATAAAAACCGTTATTGTAAAGGTATGTCTGCTGATAGTATTTCGTTACTTAGTTGTTATCAGAATTGTCCTTATTTAGTTGCTCGAAACAAAGCAGTTGAAGCAGATATAGCGGTAATGAATTATGCTTATTATTTGACAACTATTCAAAACTCTTATGGTAATTTTTCAGGTCGTAGATTAACAATTTCAGATGAATGTCATTTATTGCCTACAATTGTAAATGATTTGTTTAATTTTGATTTGAATGGTTATCGTATATGTTTAAGTAAGATTATTGATTTGTTGAATGGTTTCAAAATGTCTTTTGGTAACTCTCAATCAGCAAATGAATTGATTCAAATATGTACTAATCATCTTAAATTATTTTTGAGAAGTAATATTACATTTGATGATTTCAAAACATTCATCTATGATTTTATAGAAGTATCGAAAAAATATAATGAATTCTTAAGTAAATTGAAAGAATATTGTACTTCAAACAATATTTCGAATCATTTGAATTTATTTAAGAAAGATATGGATTATATATATGATAGTTTTGAAAAATTGATTAACGTTGATTTTATCGATAACTACATAAAATCATTATTGGAAAGACCTAATGATATATTGGTTGAATCTATCAAACAGGAGAAATCTGAATTTTATAATCATATTGTTAGAGATTTAGATGAAACAAATGCCGTAAGAAGATATTTTGTTAAACATGTTGATATTGGTATTTATATGTCTGCCACAATTGGTAATGTTGATGATTATGCGGTAATGTTAGGGTTGAATGAAGATGAATACAAAGCATATCGACTAGCTTCTGATTTTGATTTTTCAAAAAGTCCTATATATTTAGTTAACAGTGGTTATCTCGATTATAAGAATTTTCAGAACAATATTGATGATGTAATTGTCGATACATTGAAAATATGCAAGTTACATTCGAATGAAAAAGGTATAATACATACAGCAACATTTGATATAACTGAAAGACTTCGAAACAGATTATCATTGATTAAAGATAAATCATTTGTTGAAAGATTTTTATTTTATTCAACTCCTGAAGAGAAGAATTATGCTGTTGAAAAGATTAAATCAGATGATGACAAAAACTATATAATCGTTGGTCCTTCGTTATACGAGGGTCTCTCATTAGAAGATGGAAACGGCCGTTTTAACATATTAATCAAGGTACCATATTCGTCCTTAACAAATTACTTACGAAAAAAGATTGAACGCTATCCAAATTGGTATATAAACAACACCAAAGAAAAGATAATACAGGCAATAGGTAGAACGAATCGTCATAAAGATGATTGGTCTAAAACGTATTTGATGGATAGTTGTTTCAAAAAATTTATGTACAATAATATAAATAATGATATAATTCTAAGTAGAATTGAAAATTTTTAATATTTTTATAAATCATGGAAACGAAAATTTTAAACGAACAAGAAGAGAACAACTTTAAACTATGGTGGAAAGCTTATTTATTAATGAGAAATTATAATCGCAAGTATGTTGAATATCATAAAGATGTCAACAATAAAGAAGCATATTTCAAACTTCAATTGGGTAATAATTTCTTCTCAATTAACAGTATCAATGAAACATTAATAAATGATAAACCTAAGAATTTCAAGATAACAACATTATTGAATCAATTTAAGGGTTTATCGGAAACAGTTGTTAAACAAAATATTCTTGATTTTGAAACATTTGTGAAGAATGAAGAAATCATAAGTGGCTTGAAATACAATGAAACAGGACAAAGTTTGTTAAAATGATTTCAAAACAAATTACAACTAATCAGAAACCTATAATTAGTTATTTTAATCGGAAAGGTGACAACCCCACACTAAGTTATGAATGGGTGAATAACCTTTCCGAGATAAATATTATTCGTACAAGGTTTTTAGATGATAAGTTTATAGATGTGGTGAATGCTTATAAATCAAAGCTTTACTTGCATATTGTTATTTCAGGATTTGGTCAAACACCTTTAGAACCTGAATCACCTACGGTTAAATATATGTTTTTTGCTCTTGATAAATTGATTAAATCAGGATTTCCACAAAATAAAATTCTTATCATAGTTGACCCGATAATTTTAAATCTCAATGGATTAAGTGCATTATCTTTGTTGTTACGTCTCTTCACCGAATTTAACTTGTTAAGATTAAGAATTATCAGATTTGAATTGTTATCTCAAAATGATTATGAAAGATATATAATCAATAAATACAAAACTGATTCAAATCTATCAAAACTGATTCAAATTGACCCTCGATTTTACAAAGAATATTATAAGTTATTCTATAAGTTTAGAGATATAATTCAGATTGATGACGGTAAAGAACAATTAATAGGTGTAAGAGAATTGATGCAATTTGGATATGGTCCGTTAATGAATGGCCAGAGACTAATTGAGTATAAAAACTTCAACAGACGACTTCCAATTTTGAGAGAACTGTGAAAAATGTCAATGGAATATTTAGCATATATTTAACTATGATACTATCATAAATGCCTATATAAAAATTTTTATACGATATATATTATTAAGAGTGAATAAAAAATCTATTTGGTTTGTTTGTAAATAAATGATTTAATATTATTGATGAAACATAATCCAAATAAATTTTGGATTATGTTTTTTATTTTATTATATTTTTATATCATGAAAATTAAAGAAATTGAATTATCACAAATAGATTGGACCAAACTTAATAAGGAAGATTTTATTAGTTTAAATGAAAAAATTAATGAATCAAAATTAACTCAACAACGTAAGAAACGAATAAAAAACAATGAGAAAAAATTGTTGAATTTAAGAGGTAAATCATATTTATTACCTGTAGCGGTAGTTGAACGTTTACAAGAAATGAAATCTGAAAAACCTCGTCAAAAGTTAATTGAGAGTATTTTGATTAATTATAAACCAATAGAAGTTGAAACTTTATAGAAAATTCAAAAATTAATTCATATAAATAATTTAAATTTTACAACTATGGCTGAAAAAGCAACAGAAAAGAAGGTAGCTGAAAAGAAAGTACTTACAGCTGAAGAATTGGCACAAATTAATGCCGCTATTGAAGTATTAAAACAATCTGGTCTTGTTTCTGAAGACTTCGCTCAAGTTTTGAAACTTGTTCCAAATTGGCATGATACTGAAGCAAACAAAGAAATCAAGAAAGAAGTTATTGAATCTTTCAATAGTTCTGAAGAATTCAAAAACTATATTGATGGTGAATTCCAAGAAGAACTTAAGAATGTTGTAGGTTTTGCTCGTCTTGCAAGCATCTTAAACAACATCAAATCTTTTTATGCTCGTAGAGAGTCTAAGGGAGCTCGTAAACCAAAAGTTAAAACTACAGTATTGAACATTAAGGGTACTGCTTACAATGTTTCTGTAGAACTTTTGAAGCAAGTTAAAGCTGATGAATCTCTATCTCAAGAAGACAAATTCAAAGCTCTTCTTGAAGATGCAAACACTACCAAGGTAGAGGTTGTTGACGTGCTTTAATTCTGAAACGTTTTTGTTTGTGATTAATGATAATGTTAGAAAGCTTGAACCAAATTTGGTTCAAGCTTTTCTTATTTTCATATAAATGTTGAAATTTATGCCCAACTTATATATGGGCATTATATACGGCATTATACATTATATTAATCATAAAACATTACAAAAATGACAAATCAAACGTTAATCAAAAGAGTAAACAAAAACATTCAATACAATGTTGAAGTTGAAGTTATCCAGTACGGAAACAATTATGAAATTAATTTCCAAAATTGGAATGGTTCAAATTTTAATGAATCAATAACAAAAGAACAATATAACTTTCTTATGGAAAATTATGAAGGTTATAAAACTTTGAACGGTAAAATATTTAATGATTTCAAAAAGTAAAAGCAAAATGACAACAAACCAAACATTAAGAGAACATTACAAACATCTATTTGATGACTGTACAGAAGATAGATATTATCTGTTGGAAAAATTATTTGCAGAAGGCTTCTGTTATTATCCATCTGAAAATATAATAGAAAAAGTATTTTTCAATGGTCTTGAGAAAGAAGGTTTAATTACAATAAAAGACGGTTACTGTAGATTACAGAAACAATTCAAAATTGTTATTGGAATCTCTACAGTAATTTACAGAGAGATTGAACTTGAAGTAACTACAGATGAATTACAAGAGTTAAGAGAAGGTTATCTACCTGAAACTGTTCAAAATTCAGAAGAGTACAAACGTCAAATGTCTTCTGAAGATAATATTGCAGATAAATATATAGACACTGAAAATATTGTTTTGATATGAAAGCAGAAATATTAAGAACTGAAGGAACAATGATTGAATTACTCAATCCATTTATGATTGATGAATTTAAAAGAGCATCATCAGTATTAGTTGATTACAATCTTCCAGAAGAGGTTGAAAACTTGTTATATACATTATTTTATGAGAAAGAATGTGTATTACCGGAAAATCCATTTCATAAGGCAATCTTTGTAAGATTGATGGGTGAGGCAAAATTGATTACAATAGAAAATGGAAAATGTAAATTTGTTGAATCTATTGATAATATATCTACAAATCAAAGAATGAAAACTTTACAATCTTTGTTAAATTGTAGAGATGCCTTAAAAGACTCAATAAACAAAATTTATCCAACTGTCTTTGAACAATACAAACTTGAGAAAATCAATGAATATTCATTTATCTCCAGAAACGTTAAATTAGATGAAAACAAGGAGATTTCTGAAATTGTTATTGTTCAGTTTTTAGATGAAAATAAACAAAGAATCAAAGATGTTAATAAAGATACCAAAAATATTGCAGATGTTTTGTTCATAAAGCATACGGTTGTTGATAATAAAGTAATTTATGAGAGAGCAACCAAAGTATATACGTTATGGAATTATCTTAAGTTCTGTGGTCCTGTAGATTGGAACTTTATTAAACATGATTGGATATTTCTCCGTAAGAAAGAAGACAAATTAAAAATCAAAACCTTATTAGACTTAGTTAAAAATTATGATAACAATTACATCAATACAAGAGAACTTTAAAACTATCAAAATAGCTAAGGGTATATATGTTTCAAAGTTAACAAGAAACAATGAAATAATCATGTTAAGAACGTTCAAATATGATTCGTTCAATGATTACTATGATTTAACTGACAATGAGTCAGATTTCAAAGATGTAACCATTGAAATATATGACACATCAAATTTCAGATGTGTTCAAACTCAAGCATTTAACTATTATGATGATATATCTTTAGATTTGGTTATGTTCAAAGGTTTTAAGTATAATTCAAATACAGATATTGATAAATTAATCAAATCTGCTTCGTATATAAGTGAAATAAACTATGGTACAATTCCAGCAATATCTCAATAACTACAGTAAATTACATAAGATTGTGTTTTCAGACTTAATCTGTCAAAATTATAAGCAGATTAAGTCTGTAAATACCATATTTCAAATGTGTTATACAGATACATTAAAAAATGTAAACATGCAGCACAACGAAGACAATCTTAAGTCATTTGGAGACAGATATTACCAATATATATCAAATTTGGTTAATATAATCAATTTTATATATGCAACATCTAATGAACAAATCATAGATGGTCTGAATATTAAATTTTCATTATATGATAGAGATTACGTTCTTTACAAGGTTGATTTAAATCACTTTAAAGTTGAAATGATTAAAAACAATCAAGATATTGTTGAAATGTCTTTTTTCAATCTTCCTTTGAATGTTTTAAACTCCCTATATAAAGCTATATATAACGGAAATATATGATATAACAATAAATTATTTATTTATATGAGTACAAAAACAAACCAGATTACAGAAGAACAATTTAGACAATGGATTACTTCTGCTAATAACACATCAATTGACAATCAGACCTTTAAAGACCTTAACAAAGACCTTATAAAGGCACTTCAGAAGTCTATTAAATTAGATTTTAATCTTGCTTTTGGAATTGAAAATGACGAACAACATTCGTCCTTCAAAGTTAGAAGTAGTATTCATAACAAAATAAATGAATATTTCCTTCAAAACATAGATGATGCTGATACCCGTATGGCTGAAGAAGAACAAGATAAGATTGAAATCATTGGAGGAGTGACTTACTGTGTTTATGTAAATATTGCTGTAAACCACATGTATTCTGCTCTTTTACAATGTTCAAAAAACAAAGAAAATATCTTATTTTTCAATGAAGATTGGTTTAAAAACAATCCAAAATTCAAGAAGGAAGAGCTTTATTTTGCCTTTAAAGAGTCTGAATTTGTAGATACTAAAGAGCTCTTTGAATTATTTAGTTCCTTGTATACAGAGTATGTTGTTGAGTTTTACAACAATATTGAGTTCTTTAACATTGTCAGAGGTACTATGGAATTTGAAGATTTTGAGTTAAGAGATGTCAGATTAGCTTCAGAAAACTATAAATTCAGCTATTTTGTGAAATCTATTAATTTTACAGATAATGAGGTAGAATTAATCAATTATTGTTCAAACCCTAAGTTTGAAACAGGCAATAAGATTGTTAAATTTCAAGAATTGTCTGGTTGGACCAAAACAGAGATTATAAGTATATGCAGAAAACTCAAATTTGAAGAGATAGAACAAAGAATAGACAATTTGTTTGAAAAATTTGGTATGAAATAAACTTGAATACGTTCATTTTCTGATTTAAACTGGCCTTAGATGCTTCAAAACATCTAAGGCTTTATTTTTGTACATATAGACAATAATACACACCATATATTTATGAAATAAAGCACATATATAACTCATTTGAAGGCATATATCTTAATATATTGTATATTATCATAAATTTACGGTGCGTAGAATTATATAAAGAGAAAAACCGGATTAAATCCGGTTTTTAAATTCTGTACACTCTTCAATCATAGCCTTCAAGATGTGTAACTCTCCAATATCATCAATATGTTCATAATAACAAGGTATATATGAAAATATTTTTTCTCTCTCTTCTTGTTCATCATTAACAAACGTGTTAACTTCTGAAACAGACTTCAAATGAACTAATTTTGTGTTATCATTGAAATCAAAATCTGAACAGTCTGTATAAGAAAAGACAATCATATCTCCCTCATCTGTTATGGTATTATTCTTTGAATCAATAATCTCAATATAGATTATCTTATCAACAGAAAACCTCTCTTTGTTTTTGAGGTCAACCCAAGATGATACATACTTACCGTCAGACACTCTTTGAGCGTCTAATACGTCTAAAATTAAATCTTTTTTCATGTTGTAAACTTTATTATTTTTCTTTGATGATAAAAACTATGTAATAGTTTTATTCGTTGTAAATATATACCGTAAAATCATTGAAATATAAGCCACTTCACACCATATATGAAAATAATAATTCACACCATAAATATATAATATCTCCGGTGTGTTAAATATATTAATTCGCACCGTAGATATATGATTATATACGGTTATACAAAGGCACATAGCTTGTATACGTCAATATGCTTGATTTATTTCATAAATCTATGGTGTGAATTAATGCACCTTTATAACAATGCACACCATAGAAAAATAGTTGATAATTTATACCATATATTATATATAATAACTATATATTTTACGGTGCGTATATCATATCATACAAATATGATATTACGCTTATATCATCATTATTTTACGGTATATATTATCATCAATGATTAATATATACAACATAAAATATAGATATAAAAATAAAATCATAAATAACTTATATCTTAATTATTTTACGGTATATATTATCAACAACAAAAAATAATGTTTAATTAATTTCAATACACATTTTTATGAGTAAAAAAGTAAAAAATGAAAATTTGTCTAATGGATTAGACGTTTTCACAGAAACAACTGAAACTGCAAAGACTGTTTCAAATGAAAGTAAAACTGAAAACCAGTTTGCTTATGAAAATCTTAAAAATCTTAACGCCTCAGATTTTCATACTCCCCAGTATGTATCATCTAAGTTTGAAGGTCCTGAAAGAGAGAGCCGTATCAAACAAGGTATTGAGTTGTTGAAACAACTACCAAAAGATTTTCAAATCAATCCACTTTTGCTTAATCTGGCTGAATGGTGGGAAGTTAAACCTGCTCGAGCTGAAATCAAAAAAGCTATTGACCAAGAAGCAAAAGACAAAGGACAACTTGAAAATGAATATCTTCAAGTTACTCTCAAATCAGAAGTTGAGAAGTTAGTTGCCTTACAGACTCTTGTTGACCGTCTCCGTTATGCCATAACTTACTTCAAACCAAGAGAAGGAAGAGAGCCTAAAGGAAAAATTGTAAATGTCAAGATTGGTAAAGATGTTGTATCTATCTATCAAAAAGTACTTGAACGTATCAAGATAGAACATGCTGACAACAGAGATGCCATGATTGCAGCTGTAAAAGAAAATGCCATCAAGAATGATGACGTTATGGAGTTGTAAACTTTGAAACCAGATAAGAAACTATCTGGTTTTTCTTTACAGATATATCAATTCACACCATAGATATATGATATAAAGTCCTTATACAGATGTATATAAGCCATATATCAATCTATAACTGTATATAACCATATATTTACGGTGTGTAACAATGATATATGGACATACGGACCGTATATGCCTATATTAACTATCATATATCTATGGTGTGAAATGTTATTTGAAGTCATTAATTCACACCATAAAATTATGAAATAAAACCCATATATTGACGTATACAAGCTATATGCCTTTATATAACCGTATATAATCATATATTCATGGTGTGTATTATATTATATGGTTGCTTATATCATCATTATTTTACGGTATATATTATCAACAATGAATATTAAATTTAAAAGTTTACAAACACATGAAAAAAATTAAGAAACAACAAGAGAGTGTTGAAGAAGTAGTAAACACTGTTATTAATGATGAGTTCAACAATGAAATTCATTCAGATGAAGAAACCGTTGAAGTAGTTGTTGAAAAAACAAAAACAAGGGTTGTAAGAGTAACCAAAGATGATTTGATAAAGAGATTTATTGAAGAATCTGAAAAAGCGTTTGGTTACAGTCAACTTGAAGTAAGTGTTTTCCTGATAAAAAGACTTGCCTCCAAAAAATCTAAGACAGTTTTAAAAACCTACTTAGATGAGTTGATGCTGAAACTCTACCGTAAAGAATTATCTATCAATACTCAATCTGATGATGATATTGATGATTAATTAAACTTAAACCTTACAGATTTTGTCTGTAAGGTTTTTCTTTACTATATTGATAGTTCACACCAAAGATATATAATAGTCTCTATAGACATATACGGACCGTATATCCATTATATATCTATGGTGTGAATAATTGTTTGAAGTTATTAATTCACACCATAAAAATATGAAATAAAGTCCATATATTGACGTATACAAGCTATGTGTCTTTGTATAACCGTATTTAAACATATATCTATGGTGTGAATCGACTTATATCTATAAAATTTTACGGTATATAATATTAACAATAAATATTGACATTCATTTTTTAAAAGACGGTTAATAAAGTATTGAGGTTATAAATTAATTAACCGTCTTATTTTTGAAGAGTACATTTTTCCATAAATTCATAGTTTAATTAAAATTATTAGTTCTTTGAAGGTTTGAATCAAATTTGATTCAAACCTTCTTTTATTATATAGATAATATTAAATTCAAAAGTCATGAGACAAACAAAAGATTTTGGAGCTTTTTATTGGTTATTCAAAGATTACTTTGAAATAGACTGTGAAAAAGTTGAAAGTATAACTATCAACGATGGTTTGATTACAGTATTAACCAAAGATAATGAAACGCTTGAATATGAGTTGTTAGATTTGATTGGTTATGTATACGAAGATTTAAGGACTTTCAAAAATGATTTAAATCACAATGGACTTGAAGAATAAAAACCAGAATTAATCTGGTTTTTTTTCTTTATATTCATTGTTTCACACCGTAAAAAATGCTTTGTATACAAAGCATATAAGTCATATATCTTTATAAATCTGTACATTGAAATAATACTATATATCTATGGTGTGAAATCTTATTTATGAACATTAATTCACACCATAAATATTTGTAATAAAGACCATATATAGCTCATATAAGGACACATATCAAGTCATATAGACTATATATCTATAAATTACGGTGTGAACTATCTACATATCAAGAAAAACCAAATATTGCTCGAATAAAGAGCTTTTCAATATTTTATATTTCATCTTATATCTGAACAATCATAACGGTAATATATATTAATAATTAATAATAAATTTTTGAAATATGAATACAAGTTACGAAAAATTCAAAAATGCCAGAACATTTTTGAAAATTGATTTCAGTTTCTTACAAAACAGAATAAATTCATTATTTAATAACTTAAATAACGAAAGAACCACCAGTTTTGAAAAGAACATTGAAATACTCAAAAATCTTGACAATAACCAAATAACTGATGATATTATTCAGTTTCTTGAAGATGTTGAAGATTTTGTTTTTGATTTCAACACAATTTGGACATATTTTTACCGTGTTCCTGTTGAATTTAATGATTGTCCAATTATAACAGTTTCAGGAGAAAAACACAAGGTCAAATTTATTGAATATGATAAGATATATACTTGTGATGATAAAACATTCAGAATAGCTGCATTGGATTGTTTTGAAGAACTTCTGGAAATTTTAAATTTGTAATTTTATGATAAAAAATACATACTTGAAGAGAATTGAGCTTAAAAAATTTGATGAATTACTTGACAAATATCACAATATCGATGAAAAATTGAATAATGGTAAATTCAGTGATATTTTAAAATTTGTTATTACGAAAAATTATCAGAAACAGATATTTCCAAAGCTTATTCATTTTGTAGCTAATAATGAGGTTGAATCATCAGATAATATTGAATCATTAACATACATAAATTTCATAAATGAGAAAATTTATGTTATTCAGACGTTACTTGAACAATATCAGTATATTATTGATTCACCATCTATGAAAAAATATTGCGAAGATACTTTACAAGAATACAATGAATTTATGTATGATTTATATTTGTTTTGGAATAACTTAAGCATCCAAAAACAACGTATATACGAACATAAATCAGAATACACAAAATTTTATTCTACACGTCTTAAAGAACCTGAATATATACGTTCAGTAATCAGAGGAAAAATAACTTCCTTCAGCAATAAAAAATATGAAATATATCAGATTGAAGATATTGATAGTATTATCGAGTTTTTAAAGAACATTGTATTTTATTCATAGATTTGTTATTAGTTTGTAAAAGCCTGATTTCAATTGAAATCAGGCTTTCTTCGTCTTCATTCGTAAACAACATTGACTTGCTGTTTATTTTCAAAGAACACACAAACCGCGCTTAAAAAGCAAAAACAAAAGAAAAATAAAATCGTAAACTTATAGCCAATAGACAACTATTGGTTCAATTTGTTGAACTGAAAAAGATATGATAACTTCATTATTTTCAGTTTTTATTGATGGATACAATACTTCTCCGGTATATGTTTTAACAAATATGAATAAATCTTTAGTCTCCCAAGTTTCATCTTTAAGACTTATGTGAATCTTTGATGGGTTTCTTTTGATAACTTGAAATGTTCGAGTATCATTTGGTTTATTCATATAATAAACGTTATCAATCACTAACGAATCGAAATTGATAATAAGTTTATTCTTATCTGTTTCGAAACTTTTTCTTACTTCTTTCAACAGTTTCGGAATATTTAAAACATCATAAAGATTGTCTACAAACTCTTTAATCAGTTTCAAATAACCCCTAATCTTCCTAAAATTTGTATTTGTAATTAAAAATCCAGATTTAATCAAATGTGAATTTTCAATCGTTTCAAACTGATTAATCTCAGTAATCTTAAAATTATCGATTTCTTGTTGAGTTTTCATATATTTTCGTCAATCTTTCAATGTTATAATCAGATATTGGTTTCTTTACGAAATCTTTTATTGATTGTAAAAATTCTTCCAAATTATTTGTATTATCTATATGCCAATTGATAGCTATTTTCATATCCAGACCTAATACAGGTAAAGCCATCATTGTTTCATCATCAAATTTAAATTGATAAATCTTATTCGAAAACAATTTGGATAATTTTTCATCATTTTTTGTTTCTCCCAACATTTCAAATTCTTGTTGAGATTCAAGAAGTGGGGAGATTTGAATCTCCCCAACATTCTCATTATATATATTTACATCAGTCTGCAATTTTCTCTTAATATTCATAACTTTATTGATTTGAAAGGTTTAACATCTCATCAAATAATTGATAAATCTCTTTATCATCAAAATTATCCATATTATCCAATATATCTGAAACGGTATCACCATTTGCTATTGATATATTCAACATTTCTTCTTTTTGTAAACGTTCAGATTGTTTTTGAACTTTTTCTGCAAAGTGATTAATCTGTTGTTTTTCAATTTCTCGAGATATAACAGATAATTCTGCTTTTCTTCTAAAAAAGTATTCAAAACCACCACGTAATTCAGGATATATTTTGAAAACCTCGTCTAATTTATTGGTTATATTTTTTATACGTGTTGCGATAGCTTCTTGAGTTATTGGTTTTGCATCAGCTTTCATCTCACCACGTTGTTTCTTCATTTGAGTTATGTGTTGAGCAATCTCTTCTTGTGTATATTCGTTTATATTCTTTTTATTTTCGACAGCATCATTGAAAATATTTTTATACAAACCGAAGTTCAAAAGAAATATTCTTCTGTCATAAACATCAAATAATGGTTTATCTGTTTGAACTATTTCACCATTCGCAAGTGTTTTGTTTGTCATTAACGAAAGTATTGTGATAACATTCTTCATCATTTTCTTATACTGAGCTTTCATCTCGATAATATCATCAGCACCATAATTATCATCAATAGCTATATTCGCCCAAACATCTGCAGATTCTTCTTCGTCTCCTGTAACTGTTCCTTCAATATCAGATTGATTCGTAGATGAATTGATTGCTCTTAATTCATCATCTTGTAATCCTTCAACAATTATTTTTACTTGTTCTTCATCAATATCTGAAAACAAATCTGCATTAGCTTTTACGAAGTTACTTACACGTTTTGATTGATAGTGAACTTTATCAGCATAACTTGAACCAGATATTTGTCCACCTGTTCTTCCTAATGAAGCTAATTCTTCTTTGATTTGGTTTGTTATATAACTGCTGGCAAATGTTTTAAATGGTAATGGTTGACTAATCAATACTTGTTTGGAATACCATACATTAATAGCTTGTGTCAATCCTAACAAACCAGCTGAAACTGCATCATCAAATAAATTAAGTAAATTATATTTTCTACAGTTAAAATTAGCTATTGCATTAACCAATGGAATATTAGCAACCGCCATCATTTCTCTTGCTTGTTTTCCTTTCGGTGAATCAGGATTAGCTAAATCATTATCTGGTGATTCTGTTTCTAACACGGAGAAAACTAAATCAGTAAGTTTAACGGAATTTTCATCTCTCAAAGCATCTTTTTCGATAGCCATTGCCATGTTTGTGGAGTCAATTTCATCTTTACATGCTTCGTAATCTTGTCTTAAAGCTTCATTGAGAGCTTGTTTAATCTCATATTTTGAAAGAGTGATTAACTGAGATGTTGGAATTTTAACAATCTTCGAAATACTTGCGTAAATATTGTTTCGTTCAGCTTCAAGTTCTTTTATTTTATCTTCGGAACTCTTAATATTTTGCTCTTTATTCGTATTGAAAAATTCATCAACATCAAACAATTCTTCATCATAATTTAAATGATTCTTTGTATCATCTAAAAGTAATTCAGCATCTTTTAATCTCTTCATCCAATATGATGGAGATAAATCATTAAGCTTTTGAGCAAGATTAGTTCTCTTTTCTTCGAGTTGAATCAATTTATCAGATTTAACAATTTTTTTCGCTCTTGTTTTGTCTTTGTCAGCATCCGTAATGTCTTTTCCTCGAACAATTTTTGACATTTGTTTTTGCATTGCTTTCAAGGATTTAATCATTACGGCAGTTTTTGATTCCAATACAGAATCTTTGTTTGCTTTGTAAACATTCAACTCAATTTCGAGTTGTTCTATTTGATGAGATAACACTGAATATTCAGGTATCTTCTTTAAATAAAAAGCGGCTGTTTCTGAAGCGTTACGAACCAATTTACCATTGGTTGTTTTTACCTCTTTAAATTTGATTTTCTGTTTGTCTTCTTTAGACAATTTTTGAGTGTTCATAAATAAAATCTTTATTAATTATTATGATACAAAGATACAAATTTTTGATGCAAAATATTATTAGTGATATGCTAAATATTTCATAATGTTTTTATCCAGATATATTTTGATTTTTCGTTTTATTATCAAATAATTTAGCTACAGATTTTTTGGATTCGTTAATGTGTGATTTGGTGTTTTTTCGTTTACCGGATTTAACAGCTTTTTCTTGTTTCTCAGAAGCATCGGTTACACTTTTATTTGTTTCTTTAACAACATTATCAAGCCATTTGATTGGTTCGTTACCATCGAAAGATTTTGCTGCTTTCACAAGATTTTTTGTTTCATAATCTTCTACTCTCGGAGTATTTACAATCGATGACCATATATTTGTTGCTGTTGCTACAGATAAGTCTACAACATCTCTTTCAAAACTTTGAACAGTACCATTATTTTTAACACCTTTTCTACCTGTATAAAGCACTTCTGGTTGATAATAAATTCTTGAACGTCCATGATTAAACATCATTTCAATACCTGCTTTATCTTTTGGCATACCAGATTTAAGTTTAACGGTAACTTTTAATTTTGTTGGAAAATCTCCAAAACCTAAACTATCTGTAGGAAATGATACTTCAACATTATCAAGTAATAAATTACCTATACACATAATTGGATTATCCGGATTTCCTATAGTTATATGCCAATTTCCTGTTGGTTCACCAGATAATAAACTATTCATTACAGGAATAGACGGTCTACCAACTTTATCAAGCATTTTACCAATTCCAATAGCAAGTCCATTCATCAATATATTTTTAATTAATTGAATTTTGGAACCACCAGCTTTATTCTTTAAACCGTTATAAAATGATTTCAAACTATCCCATCCTTTTTGAAAGAAATTATCAATCGAATCAGGATTCATCCAGTCAAAATTTTTTATGTATTGTGATGGTCTTTCACCAACATAATATCTTGTACCACCCCAGAATTTAGCATCATTAAATGTTGTTGCAAGTATATTGGCTAAAACATCTTTCATTGCAAATTCAGGTGTAATACCATTTATAGACCGTAAATCATATTCAAACACCAAATCAAATGATTTTTCAAATTCCATTCCAATATCTCTATAATGTGTTTTCGAAATACTATCTACAGGTCCAAAAATCTTATTACCATCAGTTTTAGGGTCATACTGTAATTTATTTTGACCTCTTAAGCTGTTTTGAGCTAATTTCGGGTCAATTATACTCATTATCGATTTCATATTACCACTGAAACCTGATTGGTCACCCTCCATAGATGCTGTTTCAAATTCAGCAGTCATTTCTCTCCAATTCAACCCATAAGTGAAAGTTAATATATCTTCCAACTTATTAGTGTTATTGTCAAAAAAAGTAACCATTCGAGCTATATCTGTTCTGTCTTGTGCAAAAGCATCGTATATATTATCTGTAACAGGTAAAGCAAATCTTCGAAGAGTTATTAATCTATTTATGGGATAATTTATATTTCGACAATACAAGAAATCTTCAACATCATATAGTTGAGCACCGTTATGAGTCATCTTACATAAATCTGAAAATGTTTGTGGTTGAAAACTTGCTGATTTATAGTTTTGAGAGTCATCTGGACTTATACCATTTAACTTTATAAGATACCTTTTGTTTAAACGAGAACGATATTTTTCACCTTTCTGGAGACGACCAATTAACTCAGATGTATACAAATCCGAAGATGGCATAATTCTGTCATCTCTTTCGTACATGTCTATAACATCTTTGAAAATATCTTTCTCAGTACTATCAAATAAGCTCATTTATTTGGTCTATTTTGTTTTGAAGATTATCTTTAATTATCTGAATATAAAACTCCTTTAATTCGGTAATTTCTTTTAATGAATTTCTTACGAAAAATCCATTTTGTTTAAATATTGGATTATATTTGTTGAGTAGATTTTTCGAAAACTTAATATTTATCGATTTATTATTTTCCGAAACCACATCAAAATATATATTATACAAATATTTATCTATTATTTCATTATTTTCAATTACGGAATTCAATTGAATATAATATTCTTTATCAATTATTGAAACAAATTTATCATTAACTATTGTACCATTACCAATTAACGGTATATGATAGTTTTCTTCAGACCAAAAAAGAAAATAACATTCTTCGTTAATATTCAATATTGGATTTTCATCTGAATGTAGATTGATTAATTTGTTATTATCGAAAGAAAAACTTTTACTCATATTATCGAATTTATTAAATTATCCTTAAAAGTATTTTCGGTTTTTGATTTTTGTTTTTTAATTTTTGGTTTCTTCTTTTTGATTTCAAATATATCATAATATCGTATCAGATAACAGCATATTAATCCAAAACTATCAACTATATCATTTAAATACACAATCACTTCGTTCAAATCTCTTTTGGATATATCAGGAATTAATCTATTGCCATCATATTCTTTTATGAACATATCAATCATTTCTGATTTATCTGCTTTACCATTACCACAAAATAATGATTTAACTTCAGATGGTGAGAAAAAACAAAATTCAATTGATATATTTTCTTTTATCGAATAAGCAATTATATTTTCTCTGACCATATGCTGCAATGCAATAAGATGTGATAAACCTCGAAACTGCTTCGAACCTAACACCTGAGGTAATAAGTGTGATTCAAAAACTATTACATTATGATTTGTTTTCGATAATTGATTGATTAATACCATCATTATCGATTTAACACACATCATTATCTTTAAACTCTGATTAGCTTCATAAACAGAATATTCACTATTGTTTTTTAATGATGTCGTATAATTAAAATTCGATGGTTTATCATTATATTTGATATAATTGATATTTTGAAATCTATGTTTATCTGAAAATTTATTATTTACGATATTACCAAATATAATCTTATTATCTATCGGATTATAAATTGTTATACCTGTTGATTTAAGCGATAAATCTATACCAATAATGTTATGTTTATTATTCATATAATAATGAGCTTTGAATTGCTTTCTTAAGGATTGTGTAATGTCTTCCATATATATCGAATTCACACTTTATATCATAGATTGTCTTGCGATTAATACGATATTTCAACATATAATCATTGGTTTCGAATAATACTTTTTTGTCGAAAGCATTAATAACACTCCATTTAATATTTTCATAATCCGTTACATAATTGTTATTGATTCGAGCACAAATAACATCACCGATTTTTAAATAATATGTATTACCAATTGATTCGGTAATTTTTATCATTCGAGGGTATAACGAATTAACCTTTTTATTATCTTTCGGTAATTTTAGATTGTATTGATGATTGTTATCGTAAAATACAGTATCAACATCAAAATTTATAGGTATATCCGTTTGAGTATAATTCGGTAAATCATATATTTGTTTGAATCTCGAATCATTAAAATTTACACCACCTACAATTGTAAACGAACCATCAAAACTATCATCAAAACTATTATCTTTCAACTCTTGATAAAAATCTTTTTCAACATAAAATAATTTAAACAACGATAAATCGATACCTACTTCAGTTGTTGTAACAAATATATATTTTTTGGTTACAGATGGATTATTTGAATCTTCTATTACATCTGAAATCTGTAAAAAGATATTTGACGGATAATAATTGTTTTCGATATTTATTTTATCATTCGGTAATTCATAGAACTTATGATTCAATGATGTGTTATCAAGTAATAACAATATCCTATTATCATCAGCTGGAATACTACCTAATTGTATATGGGTATCTAAATACTTTATTGGAAGTGTTTCAGAACAGTTTTCAATTATTGTATTCTTTGAAATCGAATCTAACAAATATCTTTCGTTTTTATTTAAACTTCGAGTATCTCTTTGATTATCGATTTCAAAATATTGTCTCAAATCAGCTAATCTGTTTACATCAAATAAATCAAGTACTCTACTTATATTTAAAGGTGAAGTTGTAAACGAAGGTGAATCAACATCTGAATTGATATTATAATTTTGGATAGTATCAAAAACCTTAGTTGTATTGAATATTTCGAAATCCAATCTATCAACACTATCATCAAGAATATATTTATAAGTGTATAATTCCCGATTATTCCAATCATCTCTTATATCTACTTTTATGATGTAATCAGATGATTTTTTGGTTAGATATTTGATTTTATGAATTTCGTTTGGATTCAGAATAAAACGATTACTTTCAATTGCTGTTGTTAAATCGTATTCATCATAAATCTTATAATCAACATATATTTTAAATGATGGATTATTGTTTTTTATCTGAAAATTGAGTATATTACCGAATGTTTTGATATATGTAAACGGTTGTATTCCAGATGGTATTTCATCATCAGATATTTCTCTATCTACCAAAAATAAATTCTTTTTAATCAACGAATTACTGTTTATGATACATTTAATTTCGGTTTTAAATATTTTATTCAATTTTTGTCGATTATCTCTTACGATATATGTTGTTTCTTCTAATCTCTCCTGAACAAACAAATCTATATTGATGTAATCCTTGAAATAATGTATATTATCTTTATGAACAATCGATGTATTACCCGCAGTTGATACGAATTTACCCCAATTAGCTGAATTGATAAGTCCGAAAAATGATATATCTTGTTCCGGAATTGTAAAATATCGATTAGCTAATGTTATTCCATAAAATAATCTTTCGAAAAATTCATCGATATTACTATTGTTTAATGGTCTATATGGTAGATTCTTGTTCGTAAGTCCTTCGTTTATATTATCGAAATGACGGTAATTATTATACATTACCCAATAGTATCCTGTTTTAATATCTGTAGATTTATTAGGTACAATTGTCTTTTTACCGTCATCAGTAACATATTCCGGATATACCTTTACTGTATCATGGTCAAATCCGATGAAATATAAGAATTTTCGAATGCTTTCATCAGTTCCTTTTGATACCATTATATTCTTATAATCAAGTAATAATCTTTTGATGAGATGTGCTTTATCTTCGTTAACTATTGCTTTTTCAAGTTTTTTGTAATCTGGTAAATCATAATTAATCAATAAATCATCATATATACTTTTCTTTTCTGTTTCTGTTGATTTAAAATTGATAACTATTTTTCGTTGGAGAGTAGTATCAACAGTATCAGTAACTAAAAGTATAATTATATAATCTTTTGAGACAATAGATTTAACATTGAAATGAATAGTATACGAAAAATTATTCGATAACATATCAATATCTGATTCATTTCGATTCAATCCAACTTTTTTAATAACAGGTGTTCCAGATTCATAAAATTCGTTATTATTATCGTAAACACCATATATCTTTGTTTTCTTTATCTGAACGAATTTGCTTTCGTCACTTAAATATGATTCTAACGATTCACTATCGATAATATCAAATATACCAATATTGAATCGTTTTAAACCAAATATATGATAATCAAAAATCTCCTCATAATGAGATAATGTGATTGTATCGTTTATGATATTTTTGTTTATATCGAAAATAATTAAATCATTCATGTTTCTGTGTTATATTTTTATAATTGAAATCAAAACTAAATCGAATATAGTTTTATTATCTGTTTTAAACTTTTTAAATATATTCGAACTAATCTTGAATTATTCTATAAATACTTTTTTGGATTGAATTGTCTTATGGAATTCTTTCAGACTGTTTTCGGATGGTTTGAATTTTTGTTTAGCTATCTGTAATTTTGGTAATAATGCACCTTTAATTGGTAATGTAAATGGATTTGTACAAGCATTTTGAATTGTATCGAGTAAATCCATAACCTCATCATATCTTTTAATAACATCAGTTAAATGTCTTTCGAAAGATTCAACAGTCTTATCACCTAATGGCATCGCAGGACCATTGTTACCAATATCTATTCTATCATCTGTAATTATTATCTGTTCATTTGGTGTTTTCAAACTGATTTTGTCTGTTTCCAATTGAGCAAAAGTCTTTTGATTTATAAATTCCCAACCTTTCTCTTTCTTGTAAGTTGCTTGAACACCAAATTTATCATATAACTCTACATATTGTTCATATTCCTCACCATCTGAAATTGATTTATTATAGGTTCGAGATAGTAAATCAATTTTTGGATTATAAAATCCTTGAGCGAAATTCTTATTGAATATGATTACCGGTACAATATCTCCTTCAGATGGTAAATAATTTTGTCCGAAAAATGGATAATACCATGGTAAATTGGACATTTCGATTTCATCAGTATAATCTTGTATAGTACATTTTATACGATTTTGATGAAGGTCATCTTTTATATCGACAACTTTACCAAAGTATATTTGAATGTTATTAAGTTCTTTTTCAAATGATTCTGCCATTATTTAAAAATTAAAAACCATCTCTTTGATATATATTATCATTATTAAAGGAAATATTTCTTGAATTTTGATTGTTCCAAGAATTATAAATGTTATCATTACCGTATGTTACAGAATTATCTATTTCTGTTTTACCATCTGATTTAAATGCTTCTGAACCAACTGTTCCTCTTGAAAATACGGAGAAATTACTCATAAGGATATTGTTCAATTTCGCAAGTGGATTGTTTATAAATCTATCTTCAAATATTGTCATACCTTTATTAAATGCTTGAGAAATCATTTGTTCAGCAAATTTTGGTGTCATCTTAGACATTAAATTCCCTAATGGTGATGTATTAGATGCTAATTTACCGATTTGTTGTAACAGACGAGTTTCAGCAGAATTTTTCAAATTTGAATAAGTTCGTTTTAAGATTTCCGCATTTTTAAATGAATCTTTCCATCCATCTTTTTGATTCCTTATTTTATTTTTGAGGTCGTTAAATTGACTTCTGATAGTTGTTTTTTCTTTTTGATTTACAGTTAATTCTCTTAAGTCTTTTGAAAACTCTGCAGATAAAGCAAGTAAAGCACCAATATTGAAATTACCGATTGTATTATTGAAAACACCTGAATATTCTGCATATCGATAATTAATAGCTAAATTATTTCTCACATAATCACTGTTTGGTTCATTGTTTAAACCGGAAAGAAAGTTTTTACCTGATATTTCGTTATCAATCATACAATTCGATAATCTATATATCACATGGTTGAATTCCTCGAATTTTTTATAATCTAAAGTATCTTTGGTATCAAGTTTTCTAATCGTAGGATATATGTATCTATCAATATCTTTGGTAGCATCATATTTTATTCCGTTGTTATCATACATAAACATATCGTAATAACCTGCTGAATATACGAAAACGGACATATCGAAGTATCTTAAATTTTCAGGTAATACTTCTACTTTTCGTAAATTATCAAACCATATTTGTCTATATGTGGTTAAAAGCATCTGAACAAACATATCAGATGTTTCTCTTATGTTAAATTCGATATTGTCTTCTTGATTGTTGAAAAATTCTGATGGTTTGATATTTTGGATTCTATCTAATCCGATAACATCTAAAATCAAGAATTCATAGTCTCTAAACAATAATTTAAAGAGGTCAATCCAAACCTTCAATAATTCATAACGTTCTTCTTGACCTATTCGTTTTAAATAAGCTAATGCAGAATTTTTGTGTTCTTCCGAAGCTAATAAACCATGTTCTGATTCGAAATCGAATAAACATTTAAAATTTAATGATATAGGGTCAACATATTTTAGATGCTTCATACGAAATTCTGGTATCGTATAAGCTCTTGTTCTGCCTAATTCTATGTAGTTTATTTCTTCAGTTTTTGTTTTAAAGGAATCAAGAAAACTCATTTTATAATTTTTAGATTTCATAATATATATTATGGATTATTACAAAAATATTTTTAAAAAATGAATTTACCAATCTATAACAGTTTACTTTTAGATTCATCAACTTATATTACATTTTCAAAAGCTCATCTTGATTTTGATTATGCTGTATCGAATAATACACCATATTACTTTTCAAAATGTGTAGCTTTGAAATTACCGTTATATGAAAATCCATCATTTTTCATTGATTTAAATTCAATAAACATAACAGAAACGAATCCTAATACTGTTATTCCGAAAGCTATGCAATTTTATATGGAAAATATCATAAATAATAGTGGTAATTTCGATAACTGTGTTGAATTGGCTTTCTACAAATTATTGAATAAATGCGGTATAACTTATGATGATATATTTAATAATATGATTTATATCAACAAAATTATGACAAGTAATTTTGTTCGAACTGAAAACAATAACGGTTGGGGTGAAGTGGTTGCTGTTATACCTAATGATGCAAAGAAAGTAAAGTTCGAAAAGAAATTAATCGAAGACTTTCCAACAATACTTCAATCATCAGTTCCTAACAATTCAGATGATTGTTTATATGATAACGGAAGTAAACAATATTTATTTGAAAGAGATGAACAACGAAAAGTGATTGATTTCGATACTGTACAATATCTCGATAATACAAATGATGATTTCGAATTCAATGTATTATTATTCTTTTATAGAGATAATAAGAATGTAGATAAATTACATGGTATCAATTTTATTTCACCATTTATAAACAAAATCACCAATTTTGAATTACCTACATATCGTAAACAATATAACAATTCTCGAAGTATTGGCTATCAATTCAAATTGAATATGAAAACGGTAAATAACGAAGCTTCAAGAATATTAATTGAAGAACATAATGATGGTTTCTGGACTACTCATTTCGATGTGCTTTCGAGACTTTCCACATTTTTAGATTCAAAGAACGTTAAATTCATGGATTAATATGGTTTCAAATTTAGAACAATCTAATGTTATCGATTTAAATCTACATTATACAAATCATAACGATTCTGTACTTACATCAAGAATAGAATTGTATATACAGGAAATAGAGTTAGCGATAAAAATGTTACCTAATGATTTATGGGGTGTTAAATATTCATTAGATATAAATCGATACATATTCAATCAATACATAACATTGAATCAAATCAAAAATGAAATATCAAATTTTATCGCTGAAAACTGTTATCATACGGTATATTTTCAAACCGATTATGCTATAAAGGTAACAAATGTTGAAGGAAAAGATTTGATATATTTATTATTAGAGATTAAAGAATTATCGACATATAAAGATTCAGAACCAATCAAATTAGAATTTTTCATAAAATCAGAATGGGAGTGATAAAAACAATAGCAGCTGTAGATAAAAATTGGGTAATTGGAAATAAATCGATTAATGGATTATTATGGAAAGAACCAGATGATTTAAAGAATTTCCAATATTTAACTACTTCACATATAGTTATAATGGGATATAATACATTTAAATCGTTGAAATTCAAACCACTTAAGGATAGATTGAATGTTGTGTTATATGATGGTGATACAATACCCGAGAAAATAAAATATCGAATGGATATTGATTGTTATAGTACAGATAAATTCGATATATGTAAATTTGCTGATAAATATAACGATAAGATTATATGGATAATTGGCGGTAAATCGATATATGAAAGATTTATAAATTATTCAGATGCAATCCATATCACTCATTTACACAAATCATATGGTTTAAATGATGATAAAGATTTGAAATTTCCTTACATCGATAATTCTATATATAAGTTATCATATACACATAATCATAAATCATTTAATTACGAAATTTATACTAAAATTGGGAATTAATAACTAAATTGAGCAAGAAAACATCACCAAATTGATTAAAATAGCAAAATATAGTTAAATTTGGGAGGTTTTTATGATTTCAATTTTTCTTACAATGTACTAGAATGTCATTAAATTTAAAAGAGTTCATAAGCAGTCTGATTCCAGCAAAACAGACAAACATACTATGGCAGTTGTTTAATAATACTAAATCTGCTTTGGAATATTTAGATACCAAACTTAATATTCTTCAGAGAGAACGTAATATTATGACAGCTACATCAAATATTGCATTAAGGAATTTAGCTGCTCAAAATGGAATTGAACCAGTAATGAAAGTTGAAAGTAAAGGTATTTTGATGGTTAAAGCAAATCAAAAGCTATTCAACAAAAACGGTTATCCATTATATATTACACCATATACAAAATTCCGTAACAAACTAAATAAAGTCGAATATTATTATAACGGAGATACCACATTAACATTGATAAATGATTTATTGTTGGTTCCTGTTGCTGAAGGTATATTGGAAGAAAAAACATATGCAGCAAAAGGTGATTTAATCGAAAATATATATTTAAAATCTGATGCTATTGTAGAAAAATCGATTAAATTATCTGTTGGAAATAAACAATTTACCGAAGTTAAATCGTTCTACAATAATGTAAATGATTACGATAATCTCCAATTTATCGTTAAATACAGCATATCTGTTGAATATCCAATCATACTTTATGTGAAAGGTTTAAACGAAGGTGATGTGGTAAATATCAGTTATAGATTATGTAATGGTGAATATGGAAATTTATCGTATCAAACAGAATTCGAAATAGATAAAATCATAACATCTGGAGGTGAATCAATCGAAATAAACGATGATGACATTCAGATAAGAAATTATAAAGGATTCAATTTTGGTTCGAATGGTACAACAACTAATGCTTTAAAATCAGCAATCGGATATAATCATGGTAGTACATTGTTATTTGACAACGAAAGCTATCGAAACTTTCTTTCCAAATTTTCTAATATACTAATTCAGAATATATATGTTGATGATAATAAAAAATCGATTAATCACATATACATATCGAAAATTATTAATTTGGAATCTATACCTGAATATTTGATTGCATTAGAATATAATCGAATAATAGATAATAAGTCATATCAATTTTCGAAAGAAGAATTAAATGATTTGGAAGGTATCATATCAGAAAATGAATATGCTCTATCATCACATACATTAGCAACCGCAAGTGTTGAGAAATATGCTGTCCAGCTTATATTTAACAATATTTACGAACAAAATAAGTATAGTGAAGAATTGTCAAGATTGATTTATTTTGAATTCTGTAAATTTTTATTTGATAAACATCATCGAATCAACTTTGAAAGTTTGTTTCAAGAATTCTCTCAATCAAATAATATAACTTTCGAATACACCATATTTAAAGAATCAGATAAAGGTAAATCGAAATCAAAATTTATTGAACATAAAGATAAATTACCGATATTGAAAGGAAATTTCAAAATAATAGATAGTGATAACAATAATTTTCAGTTATACGAAAATATCAATATAACATCGAAATGAACCAGATAACCCCTATATATAAACCTGAATATGAAAGTTACGGTATTATTCTTAAAACACCGTATCAAACCAATATACAAAAGATAGAATTCGAACCAAATAATGTAACTATCGAAAATCCTTTAATCATCAACAAAAATATTTATTACACAATTATTTTTAATGATGGTGAAGAATTTTTGGTTAAGATTATATCTGAAAATAATAAGTTATATCTTAAATTTGATGAACCATTGAATTTAACCAATGCTTATGTTATTGATACCGAAATTCAAACTATTCTATATTCGAAAAATGGTAATAAATCAAACGAAGTACTTACGATTTCAGATATTAAGAATAACCAAAATTTAACTATTGATACTGAAAATAATCTAAATCAAGGATTAATTTCAAAAGATATATATAACAAAATATTAAATCTTGGTGATAAAGTAAAAATAATCGATAACAAAGAAATAACTTTCGATAACAATAAAAAATCGGTATTATTTGTTGTTAACTATTATGAAAATGATGAATTTGCTTTGATTTTAAAAGATTCGGTGACATTCGAATGTTCAATTACTTTTAAGATTAAATCAAATAATAATATAGAGATAATCAAAAATTATAGTCACAATAATGATGAACTTGAAACTTTTGTATATAATTTCACAGTTGCTTTGAATTATCTTGATTACAATAAATTTGGTGTATTAGTTGAAGATTTAACGGTTAATAGTACATTATATTTTGATTTATATCGAAAGTTACATACAGATTTTAAAACATTGTATTTAAATGATAGTATGACAATTGATGATTGGAATACTCTTTATCCTGTAAACAAAAGAATATTAGAAAATATTTCGATAGATATTACAAACAACAAATATTTTTACATCAATAAGGATAAGAAGACAAATAAATCTTTCGATTTCAAATTAATACCAAATAAAAAATCTGGTGGTGAAATAAATTTGAATAATTTATTTTTTGATGAAGGTAATTTTCAAAATTTGATTTTCTTTCAAAATTTCAATAATCAACCAATAACTATTCAAAATAAACCAACAGGATTACAAGAATCAGATATAAGTTATTTGTTCTATCAAAAAATATTTACGGAAGAAAAATTAACTGTATTTCTAAGGTCTAATACAGTTAAAACTTGGACCAGATATGTTAATACCTATAGCGGTTTGATTACTCCGTGGGTGTTACAATCAAATAATTTGGTTAGAGCTGAAGATATTCTGACAACAAATGAATTACAGTTTATATCTCTCCAAAATAAAAATAAAGTAAATCAAATATTTAATACAACAAATTTAACCGAAAACAAACCTGAAATAGTTGTTGGAGGTTTAAAGATTAAAGACGGTGATGAAAATTCTGTTTTGCTTGCGAATGGTAATAATATCAAAATAAAAGATTTAAAAAATAAAGTAATAATAATTCCGAAAGGGTCTATAACAAATTCAACATCTGATACATATACAATTACATTTGATGAATCGATAAAAAATCAATTTGGTTCATTATTTAATGTAACATTATTTGAATTTGTTGGTGAAGAATAATTTCAGTTTTAAATAGAAATGGCAAATATTGATAGATTAAAGTTTAGAGTAGATAATGGATATTTTGGTATTGATACAGAACGTAATAGAAAAGGTTATTCATCTGAATCATTATTGGAAGATTATATTTGTTTGTTATATGGTATTGATAAAAATATATCTTGGAAATTCGAAATAGATTATATTTCACAAACATTATCTATACCTAAGATATTTGAACATTTCGAAATAAAATTAGTTGATTCTGATGAATTGAAAAATTTATCTTTTCCAGAAAATTTAAATAACAAATTATTTATAAGACCCGAAAAGTGTTTTCAACCTGAAAGTGGTTATACATCATTAAAAGATAAGAATTTTCCATATTTCAAAACATACTTATTTGCACCAAATATTGAAGAATTAAATACAAATTACGGATTTAATCATAATTCTGATTATTTGTACGAATATAAAAAGAAAACATCTGAAAATAATAAAATTACTATTGCTTACACATATATTCAGTTCGAAATAAAATGTATTAAAAAGTTTGAAAATATAGAAGTTGGTGAAACAAAGAAATCAAATGTTTTAAAATATTTTTTTCATTATGGACAATCAGAATTTACTTTGAAACCTAAATTTATATCAAAAGATAATAGAACAAATGAAGTCAGTCATGAATTTTCGTTTTATTATAATGATATAAAAATAAACGAAGAAAGAGAATTATACATTGACCAAGTGGAAGTTCCAAAAACCAATATAACATTTGTTGAAAAATTTGATGCGAATAATCCACTTAACGGAACAAATAATATATTTCCTGATTTCAAATATTTTTATAATTTTAAAATATATTCACCGATACAATTCAAATTATTTAAAGTTAGTGTTTGTAACATAAATGATAAGTTTCAATTTATGTCTACAAATGATAGTACCAAAAATCAATTAAGTTCCATAAAATATAGTTATAATGAAACAATAATTGGAAAAAATTATGTTCGTCATCATTTTACATATCCGGAACAATATGCCATAAAATGTGATGAAATAGTTAGAGGTTCAGAATACTTAAAGAAATTTGAATTCGACGAAGATAGTAAGAAATTTAAATTTATATATAAATTAATCGATAAAAATAAATATATAACAAATATTGAAGATAAAATAATATTTCCGTTTACATTTATATTTTCAAATCCTTATTCAACATCTCTAATTAATTTTCATCCTGATGGTGGAAATACGAATCAATATTTATCAGATATTTGTGTATATAAACGACAAATATTGATTAGAGAATTTTCCAAATATGATTTTGATTACACAACAAAAGATATAAAAGAAACATCATCAAATTATTATTTAACAGGAAAAGACCCGAGTAGTAAATTTGTTTTCGATTTATTCTTTTCAAGAGAAACAATTGAAAAAGTTAAAAATCTGAATGCTTTTGAAATAACAAATCCAAGAGGTAATTTAAATGATGAAATATCCCATATTATATCAAATAATGATTTAGGTTCAAATCAATCATTATATATAAGAGATTTCATAAATAATATAACATTAGATAATTTCGAAAGAAAATTAAGAGAAAATAAATATTTTATTGTAGGTTATTATTATTTAACTGATTCGAACTACGATTTCTATCGAATTAACAATAGTGCATCGGTATTATTTAAATTTGATACAAGAGAATATATCAAGTATCATAAAGTTTGGAGGAAAGTAAATAATCCTGAAATCAAGAAAATTTTATATACCGAAAATGGTGAATTAAAATCAAAAATCGAAATAAAACTTGATAATACCAAAAATAATATTCTTATTCTTAAATAATGGCAGAATTAAAATACACTATAAAACAAGAGTCTTCTGATTTACAATTATCATTAACAAATAAATCACTTGTTATTACTTATGGTATATATCAATATGATAAAGATACGGAAGAAACAAAAAGAACTGAATGGTTTAGTAGACCTGAAAACTCTACAAAAACAAATGATGATTGGTTAAATTCAACAGAATATAATAGTTTATTAACCAAATGGACTTCGATTGATAACACTAAATTTGAAGTTCAGATGGAATCACTTGTTTCTTACAACGATAGAACAAAATTTATCGAAAGAACAGAATTGAAATCAGATTTATTTCAGATTAATTATAACATAGATAAAGCTGATGCAAGTGTTCCAGACACAGAAAAATATTATACTACAGCGATAACAATAAATTTAAGGGATAAATTATTCAATAAACAATTGACAACTAAAACATTTGTTATTAATAATGATAACAAGTATATTGAGATGCTTCCGTTGACCAATATTGAAAAATTTAAAGACCAAGAATTACTTATTATTCCATTATTCAAAGATGGAAAAGAATTAAAAAATTTACCATCAGAATTTAATATATATATTAGTTTTCTACCATATTCATCTGAATTATTCTATCTAAATTATGATAGAGAAAACAATAAATTTCAGAAAAATAATTTATTAAATGTTGATGCTGGAGATTATACTGTTAAATTAATGTTATCTAATTGGAAGATTCAATTTTTACAAGAGATAACATTCAATCTTAAAGTAAAAAATTTAATAACTAAAAAAATTTGGAAAGAAAAATCAACTGAAATTAAATTCTATCACAAAATCGCTAATGACGAAGCAGAAAAGATAACTGTAGTTGTCGATAATACTAAAGATAATATTATAATTTTAGGATAATTAATTAAACAAAATATAAGATGAGTGTTTATAAAAATATCGTAAATAGTCAAGAAAAGAATAAACCTTTCGATGCAAAGTTTTATCAAGAATTAGAGAAACTATCATATAACACTGCGAAAGATAATATCAAAAATCAAAAGAAGATTATTCTTTCAGCAGGACACAGCACAAAGAAAGGTGAAGATCGAGGAGCTTTCGGTAATAATTTTGTTGAAGCTGAAGAGAATGCAAAGATTCGCAAAAGAGTTTATGAAATTTTGAAAACCAAATATAATACAGAAGCTATTATAGATGGTGATGAAACAGTTCTTCGAAGTTCCATGAACTTCTTTACAAATCTAATTCGTTCTCATAAATATAAAGAAAATGAAGTAATAGCTCTCGAAATTCATTTTAATGCTTCACCTAATCCAACAGCAAATGGTACTGAAACAGTTATTCCTGAAGTTCATACAAAATTCGAATGTGAATTAGCTAATGAAATATCAAGAGCTGTTGCAGGTATTCTAAATACTCGTTTAAGAGGTACTGTTGATGGTTTAGCTGGTGTAATAACTGAAGCTTCAAGTAGAGCTAAAAGACTTGGTTGGATGAGAATTCCAGCTGAAAACGTATTACTTGAAACATGTTTTATTTCCAATAAACAAGAAATGGATAATTATGTAAAGAATTTTGAAAGTATCTGTCAAACATTGGCAGCAATACTTTATTACAATTCTTTATCGGAATAATGAAAATTGTGAATTTTAAAATATTCATAATTTCTATATAATAACGGAAAAAATCTTAAATGGACTAAATTATGAATATTTTAATAAACATCGGTTTTGGATTAATCGGAATATTACTATATACATTATTAAAAGCTCGAAAATATATTTATCAAACTACTTTTAAAGAATATTTAAAAGATAACATGAAAAATATGATTCATTCATTTTTATTTATCTGTATGATTGCTGTTTTGATAGAATATATTCCTGAAATCAATAATGAAATCAATGACCTTTTAGGGTTTAGTATAATTGAAAATAATAAAAAATCATTTATAATATTTGGTATAACTTTATCATTATTTTATAATTAAACATAAATCCTAATGGAAACTAACGAAGAAAAAATCATTCAAAATCAAAATGATAATAAAACATTCTTGGAAGTTTTTGGTTTCGTAAGTAATCAAGCTCGAATGAATTTAGTTATATTCTTTATAATTATGTTAATAGCTTCCAATGTGTTTTTTATTTGGAGAACCAACATATTAAATAATCGGTTAATCGAAACAGAGCGGGAAAAAAATAATATGATTATTGATTTCAATAAACAAATTACTGAAGAGGTTCGAAAACAAATTCAACCTGCTAAAGTTTTATTACGTGAGACTATTGAGAAAATTGATAGTTTGAATACTGTTGATAATCGTAAAATAAATAAATAGTAATAGTATTTAATATTATGGAAAATTACGTTTTCAAAATATTATTGACTGTTTTTATTTTTGTTTTTAATGTATCATCTTGTAGAGTTGCGAAAGATAATTTTTACGAAGATGGTACATTAAATGCAAAAATAAATAAAATGGTTGATATTAAAGAATCGAAAGATATTACAACTGATGTAATAAAATCTCCAAAAATTATTAAACAACCTAAAATAAATAAACAAAAAATTGAAGAGGAAGAAAAGAAAGCTCTTGAAATTAAGAAAATAGAACAAACTATTGAAAAACGAGAGCAACTTAAATCTGATTTACAAAATATTTTACAAAAACTTGATTCAATATAATGGCTATTACATTAGAAAGAGATTCGAATGATTTATCACCGATTGATAATGAATTTATCGATAGAGTATTGAATATTCTTACATTATATGGTTCATTACCGTATAAAATTCCTCGTCAGATGGTAATTGAAGTAATTAAATCATCTGCAAAATATTTCTTCAAGTATTATGGACAAGCTTGGAGACAAGCGTATTTACTTTTAACTGAAAGAGCAATACAAGAACATTTAGGTGGTGATTTCAGGAAATTTAAGAATAACGAATTTCAATTATCTGTAAAATTACCGCAAAGAGTTAGAATTATTCGAGACATCTATGTTGCAGGTGATAATCAATTTGCTAATCTATTTGAAGAATCTTTGAATCAAGAATATGATACAACATTAACAGGAATTAATAGTTATGGAGGATTCGGAATGGGTAATTCTGCAATTGATAGACATTTATATCTGGAACAAAATGTCTGTAAAATGGTTGAATTAAATGCGTTGAAAGCAATATTTCAGAAGCCTTTCGCTTTCTCATATAATGTTACATCTAATATGTTGTTATTTAAAGAAAATGTCAAAAGTAATCTGATTTTGCATTGTTACATAGATAACGAAATAAATAGATTATACAATGATACATTGTTTGAAAGACATGTGATTGGATGTTGCAAAAGAGAATTGAGACGTTTAATCGGTTCGCATACAATTCCACTTCCGGGTGATGTACAATTGAACGTAGATGAAATTTGTAACAACATTGAAGATATTGAGAAGGTTGAAGAAATCGTTAAAAATGCGAGTGGTATCGGTGATGTAATATTTAAAAACTGATTTGAAACATGACAACAGCAGAAAAATTATTTGATAACATTGAATTTTTGTATGAAAACATCTATAATTTGTTGATTGGATTCCAACAAGCAAATAATGGAACCAATGATATTGAAGTTGAAATCAAAAAGAAAACAGACCAATTAGGTGTTTATACAACAGAAAGAATTCGAATAAAATCTTTTGAATCTTTATTTAATGAATTGAACCGTTTACAGTTAAATTTTAATTCACTTACAAATGAAGATAACATTAGTTATTTGTTGAATTCTGATGGTTCATTGTCTCAAATAACTAAAACATCATTCATAAATGCCGAATATCTACATAACTTTACAGATTTATTAGGTCAACAACAATGTATAATTGATGATAATTCGTTTATCAAAAATCTATTATTTCCATCTGTAAAAATACCGGTAGAATTATCAAATCAATTAAATTCAAATATTTATTGTAAGATTTATGAAATTAAGGAAGGTTGGCAAGAAATTTTGAATACACCAACTGAAGAATTAACTACTCTGAAAATAAAATATTTAGTTGATAATGGTTTGATACAAACAGAAGAATATTCATTAAATCTTGAACCAGAACTACAACGAGTAAAATATTTCGGTAATTTCAGTATTATAGCAGTAAACAGTTTTGATGGTACTTTCTATAATCTAACATTAAATGATGTAAAATATGAAGGTGTCAATACTTATGGAGTAATTATCGATTTAAAGGTAGGTGATTTATTGATTTCTGAAGATGGTACTGCAAAATTCAAGATAACAGATATAAATGTTTTGACAAAAAATGTTGTTATCAAACAAATAGCTGGACCTGATAAAACATTACAAGTTGGTGTAAATCAATTATATTTCAATGAAGTCTTACCTGTCGAAAGAAAGAAGATATCAATTCCTATAAGACCTCAAACAAAATTTGTTGCTTTCTTATCTACAAAGAATCATAAGAATATATCATATCCATCTCGAGGAATCAAATTTGATACATCTCAGTATAAAGTTACTTACAACAATAGAACGTATACAATCGATGAATTCTTTAATGAAAAAGTAACCAATTTCAGTTCGTACTTTGAATCACTTATTAAAGAACAGAATATACCTTATTCTTTAGGATTAAAACCAAGACAAGTTAAACTTGATAGACGTAATTTCAATGTTGTACAGATTAATAAACATATAACAAATGAAAAGACCAAACAAGTTTTAGAGACATTAAATATTGAGAAACAAAAAATAAAGAATAAACTTGAATTCACGGAACAATCGATAAATCAATTACAAAATGAAGTTGATACATTAAAGTTTAAATCGCAGGAAGAAAAGAATTATCGTTTGGAAAAGATTCAAACTTTACGAAATGAGAAGAATGTATTGGAACAGAATTTATTGACTGTTACTCGAAATCTCGATAATAATGCAATAGAAACTGGTGTAAAGAACATAAAACCTAAGTATAGAGTTTTAGGTGCTTGGGAACATCAAAATCCTTTGTTTTCAACTCAAACTCGACCACAACATATCATTAAATATGATGTTCAATATCGATACCTTAGTAAAAATGTTGATATTGTCGAAAATCAAACTATGAAATTAATTACCGAAAGTGGTAAAGAAATTTCATTCACATATTCACCATGGATTAATTACGAATCAAAATCATTAAATCGTATTAAAGATGAATATGGTAATTTAAAATGGGAAACATTAAATTATAGTGATACCGATGAAATCAACATAAATCAAGTATCTATATCAATTAATGAGAATGAATCAGTTGAAATACGTGTTCGAGCTGTATCTGAAGTAGGTTTTCCAATATCTCAAATAACATCAGATTGGTCTGAAATATTGAGAATTGATTTTCCTCAAGATATAATAGAAAACAGTATTACATCTGTGGTTGAAAGAAACAATACAGATTTATCAACAGCTGAATTTAATGCGATTTTAAAAGCTTCAGGGGTCTTAAGACATATCAGTCAAGAAATACAAGAAGCGGAAAAATTGTATTTTCATAAATCTGAAGATATAGCATCAGGTTTCTTTACAGCTGAACAGAAAAATATATCGTTATTTGAATATTTGAAATCTATTCAGAAAGATATTGATTATCTCAAAAATGTTGATTCTAATTCAAATCTTACAGTTGAAATTGTTGATTTCAATCGAGAAAAGATTCTTGTTAAATCTGGTTCAACAATACAATTATTTGCAGGTAATTATGCTGATACCGTTAATTTAATCAAAGAAGAACAATTCGGTACAATCATAAAGAAACAATTTATGATACGTCTTAGAAACAGTAATAATCAACCAATAGAGATTAAATCACTAATTCCGGGAGTTACCTTTGATGTTTCAACTGCACCGAAATATTATAATGTTGGTATAAGACATAATGAAGGGTTATTGCAAAAAGCTGGACAAATAATTTATTTTCGTAATTTAGATGTAACCAATCAACCTGAAGACCAATTCAAGTTAGTTAAATCAGGATTTTCATTATCTAATACAGAGATACCTGATAATATGATTAATAATTCGGTACCTGAAGACCAAAAGAATGTTATTTATTTCAAAAACAATGATGTTCATAAATGTAAATTGGTTGATTCATATAATTCTGAAAACTTCGTTGCTTATGTAAGCAAGAACAATCCACAGTATGACCCAAATAATTTAACACCAATAATTAATTCATTCAAAAGACTTCAGAAACATTCAAATTACAAGAAAGAATTAATATATCAACAATCATATAATTCAAATGATGATGTATTAGGATATGATGATATTGATTTTTATGCGATAGGTGGAAATTCATGTGGTGCTTATTTATATCCAATTATACCGAATTTAACAAATATATCTGTTATTGGTAATTCAACCATCTCAACATTGGTTTTACAAAAAGATACAGAAATATTAATACCTGTTATATTCGAATATCGTATGATGGATAGATTAGGTAATATTAATGGAATTAGAGGTCGAAATGTGATTGATGATTTAGAATATAAGAAAAAAATTGGTGTTGATATATTGATAAATAATCAGGTATTTCAATTCGATGTTGAAGTATCAGCGAAATTAAATCCAGTTGTTAAACCGATTGAAAAACTTAATGTAAATTCTGTAACAGCTCAATATGTTAGAGAAAACGAACAGAATTTGAGACCATAAATTATTTATTATTGAGTTTACGAAATTTTTTAATTAAATATGCTTTACGAGTCTAACATATACGAAAATAAAACAGGGGTACTTCCGGTTTCCCCTGTTTTGTTATCTGGTAAATATAAAATTTTTGTTTCGAAAGACAATAAATTATTTTTGGATGATTACAACGGAAGAAGAACACTTATTGATTCTCGTCAAAAATTTTTACCACAAGTAGCTAACTTTTTGAAAATTGATACATCAGATATTGATAATAACAAATTAAGATATGGTGGTTATCGAAATAATACATCATTAAGTTGGCATACTACGATATATTTGTCTGATAATATTCAAGAGTATCCTGAAACATTTGTTTTCAATACATTAACATACTTTCCAACAAAAAATCATTTCGATAAAGTTACTGTTCCAAATATCAATAATAAAGCTATCATATTTAAATACAGTGATTTGAAAAAGATTGGTTTATATCAGATATTTGAAGAAATCAATACAACCATTAATGGAAATATGTTTTTTACTTCGTTTGAAGATTCATTTCTTATGTTGAATGGATATAGTATCAAAGATGAATGTTCAGTACAAAAATATTATGATTTAAAATATCTTCAAGCGAATCAAACAGATTTCAATTATGTTAATTCAAAGATTATTGAAGCATATAAAGATTTTCAGATAATATATCCAAGATTTTTGAATATTGAATTCGAATTTGATTTCCAATATAGTTTCAAACAATATAATTCATCATTTTATCAAAACTTCTATTGTTTTTATTCGAAATACAAATATGAATCTATCGAAAATATAGATTATCCAACAATATTAAGTACTGATACGGAATTTACAAGAATATTTTCATTAGATACATTAAATCAGAAGAAAAACAATCCCGAATATTACGATATTATCATAAATAATTTACCGATAACTAAATATTCTGTACGAAATCCTCAAGTCAGATTTGATTTGAAACAATTAAATTCAGGTGATTTCATCAGAATACATCATAAAGATAACAGTATAATTTTCGAATATGTATTTTCTGATGAAGATTTTAGGAATGGTAACACAATATTCAGTGTACTCAAACAAGCATTGAATAAGATTTCATTGGAAACGAATAATATGTTTTATTTTCAGTTAAATAATCGTTACAAAACTAATCAGAAAATAGAAGTTATATGTGAATTTGCTGAAACAGATGAATTTGTAGAAGAATATTATGTAACGTTATCAAATAATTTTAGATTACTCGATTACACTAAATTCTTTAGACGAATAGGTACAAATGATTATAGACTTGAATCAACTATCGAAAAAGAACAATTCGATGCTATTAATAAGGTGAAATTGAATAATGATTGGTTAGAAATTGAAGATAAATTTTGGTTCAATGGTTATCCAATTTTGAGATTTGTTGAATCTACAGATATAAATAACGATAAATTGAACATTATATCGATTTATGGAAAAGAACAATCGAAACTGATTCAATTCAAACCTATTCCATGGTTACGATATAATGATGATTTAGTATCAGAAAAACAATATAACAATCTTAATTATGTTGGATTCCTTGAACATATATTTCCAAGAACTTCAAGTAATTATAGCAATACATTACAGATATATCGAAATAGTATCAGAAACGAAGATATATTCCCATTTGTAAATAAAGAACAAACCGAACATATTTCAGACGTTTCAACAGAAAATTACAACACATCAAAAGTTCAATCGATAATATTTAATTCTATTGGTAACGGAACACATAAGAATCCAGTAATTTTTAATATAGATAAAAGATGGTACGAAAAATCAAATATCATCAATTATAATTTGTTAGATACAGATGATTATAGATATCATTGGTTTCTTATCAAAACTGATTACGATGAATTATTAGGTGATAAACGATATTTCAAAGATAAACCACAAATCACATCAAGATTGGTTAAATCTTTCGAAAACAGTTTATATTGTGAAACAGTATTTTTAGGTGTTAAATACAGATTACCTGCGAAATATACCAATTATAAATTCGCTGTATATCTAAATTATCAAAACAAACTCAATCCGAAATTACATTATACTTTTAAAGTTAATGATGATAAGAGAGAGATATTTTTAGAAGTAAATAAATTTTTCGATTTCAACGATATAATTAGAGGTGGATTCGAAGATAACAAACCATTTGTGGATTTATCATTTATTTACAATTGTAACAAAGCATTTAATGATACATCAACAAATATTTTTGATTTCGATTATGGTGGTTTCTTGATTTGTGATAAGACTATACCAGTTATGTGGAATGGACAGATTTTACATGATTGGAAAATATTTGATAACGTAACCAATAAATGGTATATCTGTATCAAAAAATCATTATTAACTTATACCCGAAACTTAACTGAATTAATCGATAATACAGTAGGAAGCGATTACACTTATTATTTGTATTCATCGATAACAGATAAATATGGTAGGAAATTCAATTATCTCAGTATCAAATTCATAATCAAAAATATACAACAGGTTACAGATGATTATATATGGGCTGAAAATTTGATAGTTAGATTTTTTGATTCTGATGATTATTATGTTGAAATGGAAGATGATAATCATACTTCGGAATATTACGTTATAAATGATAATCATGATTTAGTATCAACCGAAAGACTTTTAAACAATCAAGTTATCAATAAAGTAATCATATCACCAAAAGATGGAAATCAAATCAAACTTAAGTTCTTAAATAATAATTATGATTTCGATTTGAAGAAAGAATATTGGGGATTATCATCAAAAACATTTGTTAATAATAATGGTAAATTAGAAACTCAACGACACATATTTACATTTCCTGAATTTAATTTAGTACCGAATGTTAATGATATATACGATAAATATTTAGATGCTATTGATTTACAAGCGAAACAATTTGAATTTAGTATATTCGAAAGAAATCAGTTATGGTTATTGATTCGAGAGTTATCATCAATAAATATTCAATTAAAACGTACATTAAACGATAACAAAATATTTAATGATTTATTGTTGTATCATCTCGAAAAACATAGTATCAACGAATCAATACAGATAGATAATACAGATAGATTTGTTAAGATTGATTTGTTCGAACCAGATTTGAATGTTGTTATTTGGAATGAATCAATAAATCGTATACAACGAATATCAACTTATTATAATCCGTTACTTACCGAATGTTTAAACGAATATGATTTTCAGAAACAATTATATTTAAACGATTCACCGGAATGGAAATTATCATCAATACAAAATATATTCAATAAACATTATTTTGGTGAGAATATATCTGCAACTGGAATATATAAAGAAGTATTTGGAAATATATGTTCTTCCATGTTTGTGATATATGATAATTTGATTATTGAATGTTTGATTGATAACGTAAATTATTCGTATTACAATCTATTATGTTCTGAAATAATTATTGATAAATTGATAATTCAAAACAACAATGAGGAATATATTCAACAATTTAATAGGAATATAAACGAATATATATATGAAACATTCATAAAAGAATTGATTAAAATATATAAATTATCGGAAACAGTAGATATTCGAAATAATAAAAGATTAGAATTTATCGATAACAATCAAGAATATACTGTTTCAATAACAAATTATGATGGTATTAATAAAATACCTGTTAAACTAATTTTTTCAAGAATACAATAAAAGATGCCAAGAGAAATCGAAACATTAAAAAAAGTTGAATATACCAATTTACAGGAATTTGTAGAATTGATTAACTATAATTTTGCTGTGTTGGAAAATTCACCATTCTTCAAAGGGGTTCCGGGAAAGAAAGGGTTAAAAGGTGATACAGGTATTAAAGGTATCAGAGGTATTAAGTTCTTTTTTGTTAATTATAATCGATTCAATACAGAATATCCATCAGAATTAAATTCAGCACAAGCAATTGATTTAGAATTCATAAATCGAAAATTAGCTCTTGGTAACGTAAATTCAATCGATAAACAAAAATTTTTAAATGCTTTAGGCACAACAGATTTAGTTAATGGTGATGTTATTGTTTTATCGAATACCAAATTATTATCATTTAATAGTGTTGAATTTGAAGATACAAATATCGCATTTGATTCGAATTATGGTAACAATAGAGATATTTCTGAAATCATACGTGAATATGTTGATAATTTCATAAATAACAACGAAAGAATTCGAAATTTAAAAAATACTTTCGAATTATATGTTACTCATGCTAAGAATTATCAAGACGTATCCAATACACTCATAACAAACAGTATTACATCTAAATCTGTATACGAACCTTATATCGAAGGTAATAAGAAAGGAATTAAGGTTAATACTCATAAGTACATTGGGTTTTCCAAAGATGTATTAGATGATAACGAACAAAAACATACAATCATTTTTGGTTCGGTAAAAAAATATATCAAAATATTGCAGAATACATTTGCTGCTGATGTGAATAAAACTTTGATTTCCAATTATTCACCGGGAGTTAATAACGAACCATCATTGGTTATTTTACAGAATGATTATAATTCTGGTTTAATGATTGGTAACCGAGATTCAAATAATTTTAAGAATTTTGGTAGAATATTCAGAAACAGTGATAATGAATTTGTTTTCGAAAGTAATGTAGGTTTAAATGATTCCGAAAAAGGTACATTATTCTTACACAATGAATATTTGAAATGGAATAAAGTAGCTAAATTTGAACGTTCTGTTGAAATCAGCCATAATTTATTTGTTGGATTAGATATTGATTCGAAACTAATAAGAACAGGTGAATATTCAGATGATAGAAATTCAAACAAATTAGAGCTTGGACCTAAAACAAATCAATCAAATTCTGTTACATTAAATACAGCATTTATTGAACAGTATAGTCATTATATCGATAATGTTTTAGTTACTGATAATAACGGTATTGTATTAAAAACTTATGGAATCGAAAAAACAGGTTTCGAAATATATCAAACCAATCCATTACAACCTGTATCAAATAATTTTTCTAGTGATAAGAAAATAATAACAGCTAATTATTTTGGATTATTGATTACGAAATTGAATTCTTTGATAACAAAGATTTCAAGTGATTATTGGACAAAAGAAAATTTTAATACAGGTGTTATACCGAAATTAAAATTAAGCGAACAATTACAGATAGGTCAAACCAAATTTACAACCAATAATTCTGAAATATCAGGTGGACATTTAACTATTTCAAATTCAGGTGTAACATTATCAACATACAAAAATAAAGTATTGGTTACAGATAATGCTGGTTCTATTGTAAATATCTATGAAATCGAAAAAGGACAGGTTGATAATGCTGAATTGGAGTTATTCAATAAAATAAATGTAAGTAATCAAATATCATCTGAAAATAAAATATTATCATCAAAATATTATTCATATCTTACAACAAAGATAAATAAATTGATTGATAAAATTAAAGATGATTATTATACAAAAGCTGATTGGAATAATCAAAATGTTCGAAAAGATGTAAATTATTTCGGTAACTTTATTATTCATAATGGTAGTATTATGAAATATAATGGCGTTATCGAAATAAATCAGAATACAATAACTGTTTCAAAACCATTATCTGTATTCAGTGCATTATACATGAATAATTTAGATTCTGGTATAATGTTCGTAAATCAAAATAAATCAGTATCAACTATAAATATTATTGATGCAAATGGAATAAATGATGGTGCAGATGTTGATTCTGGAGTTTCAGTAAATCAAAACCATATTGCTTCTGGTAATGTTATAAACAAAATATTACAGAAATTAAACAATATTGTTCGTAGATTGAATGATACATTCCAAAATATATTCTTAAAAACAGATTGGACTGAAAATAGAATAAGTGCTTTGTTAAAACCACAGAAAATGTGGATAACAAATTATTTCAAAGGTGGTTCAAATAATAAATTTATTGAAGTTGACGGTAACTCCATTATAATTAATACAGGCGAATTCAAAACTGGTTCATTACAAGTTAATCAGAATGGTGTTGTTTCTGTAGGTAATGCAGGTGTTCCTTATGGTACAATAGTTGCATATTGGGTTTATAGCGGAATTCCTGAAGGTTGGTATTTGTGTGATGGTCAAGTTGTAAACGTAAGAGGTCAGCAATATACAACTCCAAATCTTAAAGGTAAGTTCATAATGGGAGCAAATATGAATATACCTACAGAAAGAGGAAATAATTATACAACAGGTGGTGATAATTTTCCTAAATTAGTTTGGAATCAATTACCTCCACATACTCATGATTTCTATTTTAGTTGGCCTACTTTAAGATACGAAGATACAATATTCAATGAATCAGCAGGTTATGATGTTGGTTTCTCGTACAGACAGTTTACAAATAAAGGTTCTTCAAGAGGTGGAATGGATTATGATAATGTTCAATTTTATGTATCTAAATCAGTAGAAAGAGGTAGTGATGGAAATATATATAGTACATATTGGAAAGACCCTAATAACAATGAAGCTGGTGGTGATGTAGTTTATGCAAATGGAAGAAGTAGGATATTTACTATTCATGATGATTCAGAAAGAATAAAGAAAAAATCTGAACAACATGAATTTGATAATCGACCTGCTCATGTTGAATTATGTTATCTAATATATTTAGGTGTTTAAAATAAATGGCGAATAATAACGAAAGAATATATCAAATATCTAACAATACCGTAATTTATATTCAGAAGTCTTTTGAAACTTTTGATATAAATAAATTACGGTTAGATTTTGATTCCGATTTATTAAATCATTTTTATTTTACCATTAGTTATTCATTTGATTATCAAAACTGGTCTGATGAATATCGAAAAGAAAATTTTCCTGATTTACATCAATTATTTAATTTATCGAGATTAGATGTATACATATCGATTAATTTTCATTTAATTGATAGATACGATAATGATTTGAAGATTACAAAACAGTTGACTGTTGAAAAGAATAATCCACTAAATCATATAACGTCTTTCGGAACATTCATAAATCTAAAGTATGACAATAATGATATTTTGGTAGATGATATAGATGTATCGGTTTATGATAGTTCGTTACAAGTATCTAAATATCCTAAATGGAATCTTTATGATAATAATGTTGTATCTGTAAAAAATTGGTTAAATCAATGTAGAGCAATCAGTGAAATGTATGGATTTACAGTAATTTGGTTTCATACATCTCCAAAAGCTACAAATCATACATTAGTTAATCATTTTTTGAAAGATGTTGTATCAATAAAACGTATAAACATTAATTTACCGAATAATGAAATACCTCAGGATAGGTCTGTTTATACTGAATGGGATATACAATTAGAAGGTGAATTTGTTACGAATGTTGTTGATTCGTTGTTTAAACAAGCTTTCGGAGAAACAGAAATACCGTTACAGAAAGATTTTATGTTTTTTCCGTTAATGAATAAAATGTATCGAGTATCATCTGTTCAACCTAAAAATGGATTTATGGGGAAAGTTGGTTGGTGGGAAGTATTCTTTACAAAATTTGAAGATGATGCATCAATTGATTATAATTTCGAAGAATTAACCAATATACCATTTTTAGAAGATATAACTGAAAATAGTTTTTATGATGAAGATTATCAAATCGATATCAATGAAGAACAACAGACTGTAACTGAATCATACTCAAATAAAGCTATCGATAGTACTCATTATGTTGATGTAAAGGAATCAGAATATTTCAGAGAATTTTATGATTCGAGAGTTGATATAGTTTCTGTAAATCCAGATACAAATGCTTTTCCGGTTTCAATGTATAATTTCAGTAAAGTTGAAAATCGAACCATTGCATTAACATATCAAATCGGAAAAGGTGTAAATAAAAGAACATATTTTGATAAATCATTTAAATTTGTAAGTAATTTTTCAATTCTTAAAAAATTTGCAGGTGAATTAATTGATTTCGATAATTGGTTAACACTTAAAATCAATAGACGTAATCATTTAATTATTGTTGATAATATAAATCAAGACGAAAAAGAAATTGATACATTAGAAATTAAAGAACAAGAATTTTATCAATTAGTTATTGAAGCAAAATTACTTGATAATAATCGTTTACAATATGTTATCAAACTATTTCAATTAAAGAATTCTCAAAAAATTCAACCATTAAACTTAATATATATTGTAGATTACACAAGAATAAATAGATATAATGTAAAAAATATGAAATTTTATGGTGGTAAATACATTATGAATGATATATACTTATATTTAGATGATGAAAAATTGATTCAAGATAATGTAAATCCCATCATAAAAGGCAAGACAAATATTTAGAAAATATGGAAGAATTTGATAATTACGAGATAATAGAAGATAATTCTGATAATAACGATTTCGGTGAGGTTTTACAACTAACAGCTTATGAACCTAAATCAGATGTTGCAGCATATTCTACAGATTTTAATGTAGTTGCTCAATATGATAAGATTGATATTGTAAAAACCGATAGACAACATCAACTTTTCGCAAAAAAGTATGTTCAGAAAATTAATAAGTTAATTACCGAATTTGATGATTTAGATTTATCTGAAGAACATGCGCAATATGTGAAAGATGTTGCTCAACTACAGCTTGAAAATTTAGCTGATATGTTGAGTCTGGTTGATATAAACCGTCAAATGCTTAATAATATTGTTCATAGAATTAACGCAGTTCAAGCTGAAGATTATGCGATGATTTCAACTTACACAAGTTTGATGAATCAACATATGAGATTGGTGAAAGAACTTCAAAATACATATAAAAATATTCCACAAGTCTTGAAAAAGATGAGAACTGAAGTAATTACGAAACCAGAATTATTAGATAATAATGAAGTAATTACTGAAGATTACGGAACAACACAATTTAATAATCAGAAAGCTTTGCTTAAAAAATTAAGGGAAGAACATGAAAACAATACTAATTGACGAATACGTCGGAATTTAATAAACAATAATTAATTTTTTCGAAATGAGATTTGAATTACGAGAAATAGCTTCAAAAGCTGCAGGTACTTATTTCATTGTTACGGATAATTCATCTGTTCCTGAAATAGAACAAACATCAAATCTTCGTTTATTTTTTATAAACACCGAAAGTGGTCCAGTAAATACTGCTGTATTCTTTAAACAAGGGTCTACAGCTGGTTTTGAAAAGATTTTCGGAAAACGAAATAGAAAACAAGAAAAACAAGGAAATTATTCTATCAAATCTTGTTTAGAAGCTTTAAAAACTTCATCTATTTTTGTTATAAATTTAAGAAAATTCGAAGATAAAACAGACAAATCAGATATATTTGGTTTATCAGCATCAAATAGTGAACAAGAAACCAAATCTGTTCCATATACATCATTATTTAATAAAGATGGTTTATGGAAACAGGAATCTGAAAACATTATCGATAGTTTAACAAAGAAACATTATTTAAACTTCGGTAATATCGGAAGTAACAATATATCAATATTTGTTACTGTCGCAAAGAAATCAGAATATGAAACAATAACATCTGAAGGTGATAAAACATTGAGTCAAACCAAACTTGAAATTGATGAATATCCAGCATTAGTTGCAGATGATTCATTAAAAGTAAAGGATACAATGGTTACTGTTTGGGTATTTGATAATCAATTCGATACCACAACAGTTACAACTAACAGATATTACGGTAACTTATTCAATTCGACAGGTTTAATTTCAACTGATGATTTAGAAAGATTATCAAGAATACCTGAATCTGGATTTAATACAAAATTAACTGGTTCATTAATACCTAATTTGAAATCAGAATTTGGTGATGATATATCAATTAATGATGTAGTTAATACAAAATATGGTAGTACAGGATTAATTTGTTCAATCAATACCGATTTGTTAGAACTTGAACAAATTGATGATAGACCGGTAATTAATCATAACTTACAGAAAGTTTATAAAGATGATTTCACTCTTTTAACTACTGGTTTGTATCTTTCACATCGTTTGCAACCAATAACTGAAATGACTTTTGATGGTTCTCAAGATTTATCAACAGTTAATAAAGCAAATACCGGTTTAAAGATTAATGTCAAATATTTGAAAGATGAAAATCAGATTAATGAAAATACTCATAAAACATTAATTAAATTAACTGATTTTGGTGCATTTGAATTAGATTTTGGTGCTAATCAAATATATAAAGATGCTGAAAACAAAAATAAATTGATTTTACCTACTAAATTTGGTTTAAAAGTTGGTTCAACAATTTTAGTAAGGGACACAGCAACAAATAAAGATATTTGGTTAACTGTTCAGAAGTTACTTGACCATCAAGATGTAACTAAAACACATCCAACTCAAACAGACCATAAATATACTACTGAATTAGCTACTTATGAATTTAATGGATTGATTCCAGATTCAGTACAAAAGATTACATGGTATGCTGGTTTGAAAGAAACAAATTCGTTATGTACTTTCACCAATTTGAAAGCTTATGTTAAACGAAATGAACAATTTACTGATGGTACTGCCACAAGACAGAAAGAAATCCTTGATTTAATGTTAACTCCATCAATTCAAAAAGGATTTAAGAGTTTAGATGGTGTTCGATATTTAGTTGATTGTTTCAAATCATTTGTTGAAGTTGGTTATAAATATCAATTCGGTGAATTATGTTATTATCTCGATAAGGAAGCAAATAAATTTGTTCGAGCAATAGTTAATGAACCTTTCATAAAAGATATGGCTCGTTCATCTAATCCATTGTTTAAACAATCTGCTGATGATGTTTTCGATTTAACATATATTGCAACTGGTGGTAACGAACAATTATCAACAAAATTCTTAACCAAGTTTGAAAAAGGTGGTGAAATGTGTTATTTCTTTGGGTCAGTACTTGATGCAGACGGTAAAACAGAAATTCCATCAGCTGTATACATTTCAAACAAATTTATTGCTAAGACTTATCCTTGGGATGTAATCGCTAATGAAACAGGTTATTTACAAATCAATGGTATTCCTTTAAATCCAGATGATAAAGAACGAAGAGCTTTAGAAAAGTTCCATAGTAATCCAATCATTAAAAATAAGAAAGGATTTACTGTATTTGGTAACGAAACAGGTCAGTTGAAACGAACATCTTTAAGTCAAATCCATAATTCAGAACTTCTTGCTTATATTAAAGAATCTCTTTATAATATGGCAAGAGATGAACACTTCAAGAAAGGAACTTATAATGAGTATCTACAAACTGAAGTACGAGTTAAAGATTTCATGGATAGTTTAGCAATGCAAAATGCAATCGAAGCAAATCCTATTGTTAAATGTAATTTCGAAAACAATACCAAGGATATTGCTAAACAAAAAATTAAACTGATTTATATCGAATATACCAATATCAATGCTCTTGATAAGATTGTATTTGATTTGAATATAAACTAAAATCTTTAATCGTATGGAAAATTTTTCTCAAACATCCAATAACAGAAATAATATCATTAAAGAAATTTGTGATAAGATTGGTATAAAAAATGATGAAAACTTCCGTCGATTGACTTCTGAAGAAAATTTAAACATTCTTGAAAAATTGAAAACTCTTGAAAAATCAAAAGTAAAGAGTTTTCAATTCGACAAGAAAGATATAAATGAAATTTCATCTGGTAATTTAAAATTTACCAATAATTTACTTAAAAATAATGATAATAAACTTGATACTGTTCAATTTTTAACTGTAGTTGAAAATGTTCTGAAACCTCTTAAAGATGATATATTACCAAAATCTGAAAAAGATGTTAAAGAATTGAATGAATCCTTAGTTGATTTGAAAACAATTCTATCAAAAAATGATAAAAGATTTGGTGTTTCATATCATGTAAGAGATGTTTATTCCAACATTCTTCAATTTATCGATAAAAAATTGTATGATTTACAATACGAAAATTCTATCAATTCGGTAGATGTTAGTTATCATACAATAATATTGAATGAATATATATCAGGTGGAACTATCAATCCAATATACAAAGATTTTTCAAGTGTTAAACCGTTAATAACAAATATACAAGGATTGATATTTGATTTTATGGTGATAATAAATCTTTTCATGAAACAAAATCAAAAAGAATTAGATTTTTTATCAAGAGATAAAGTTAATATATATAAAACCACAAGCAATTTGTTATTGCAAAACATCTTATCTTCGGCTTATAATTCGATATTATTTAATAAATCAAAAGAAGTTCAAGATTTTTTAAACGGTGAATCTTCAGACGATTTATACATGAATTATGAGAATTTGTTGGATTTTTTAAGTATGCAAATTTGTAGTGATAGTATAAAATATAATCTTTCGAATATACCTATCAGAAGTATTTCAGCAATGATTCAATTTGTTGCATCATCAAGTTTTGCTTTTAATATGAAAATTCGAAATATAATCAAAAATTATTGTAATGTATCAATGGATTGTTTACAAAAGATTGATAAAATCAAAAGCAATCCAGATATTTATAGAATAAATTATTAAACATGGCGACAACTTTATATCCGCACGTTACAAATTCGACAGCGGCAGTAAATAAATATGAACCTGTAGTTGCCAGCAATTTCAACGCTCATTTTGTTTTATTAGGAACATTAGCTGATAAACTTGGAGATTATAGTTTTTTGACAGAATATGTTAAAAACGTAAACAACTTGTTTATGGAAAAAGCTGGTAACGTTATTGAAGGTGGATACAAAACAACTAAATTCCGTTATGACTCAAACGAAAAAGAAACATTCTATGAAATTGAAGTTGGTTTCTTTAATTTCTTAGATAATGATTCAAGAATGTTTGTATATAACTCTTTAGTTAAATGGTCTCGAGAAAAATATAATCCATTAACTGGTGAAAAACATCTCAAAAACCATTATGCAAATGCAAATCTAGTTGTTGAGAAATTTAACAGAGACGGTACTGTTTTCTGGAGACGAATTGCTCACAACTTATTTCCTATGAATGATTTCGATGACCAAGTGGCATCTTATGAAACTCATGATATGACTGAACTTAACGTAACATTTAATGCTGATTATGTGTCAGATGTAACAAATGACCCTCGATTAGCAGGTGAAAAAATTAACTAAATTTTAATTTTGCGTAATTATGGAATTAGCAACTTATGATAATATCGAAAACATTGTAAATGATTTCGATTTCGATGATTTCTATAGTTATATAGAAAAATCGGTAAATAATAGTGATTATTTGAATTGGGATTTACTTCATGAATATTTGAATGCTTTATTATCTGGTTATGTAGGTGAAAAATATTACGTCGATATTGAGCAATCAAATGAAATGGATGACCCATTCTGGCAATTAGGTAATGATTTAGATATTTGGAATTATGACCATTATCATTATTTAACATTGTTAGTTTTGGAACATTCAAGAAATCACAATGATGTTTATTGGCATCAATTACTTGATAAGATTATAGGTATCAATGAATAATCAATAGAATCAAATATAATCCGGATATTTATTTAATCAAATATTTATTTAAATATCCGGATATATTTTTAAAACAATTGTATTAAAACACAATCACATGGCTTTCATAAAAAGAGATAATCAAGATAATATCGATAAGAATTTAGAAGAATCAAAACAAAAAGTTGATGATTCTACAAAATTTAAACACAATCCTGAAGAAATAAAAAATTATCGAGAAGATGCAATAAGAACTCTTAATATTTTAGAGGAAAAGGGTATTAATATATATGATGAATCTCGATATGGAGGTATGTATTTAAGGCAAAATCAAACAAACGAAAGAAAATTGGATAAAATATTCTCCATAAAAGAAGACAACAATAACGAAACAAAACAAGAAAATATAGATTTTAATAAAATATTTGGTTAATTATGAGTAACGAAAAAAACAAAAAACTTGAAGCTTTAGAAAATCTTCAAGCAAATAATGAACAAGAAAACATTTCAGATTCAGAATATCGAAAACTTGAGAAATCTGAATTACCATTTCAAGGAAGATTATATCCTGAAAGTTGGGAAGTAGCTTATCGTTGTCCAACACCTGATGAAATTGCTGATTTTTCTACAATTAATGAAGAAGACCAAGCAGGAATCATAAACGCTATTTCAGAACTTGTAAGAAAATGTTTTCTAATTTATGATGTAAAAGAAAAGAAACAGATTTCTTCAAGTCAACTTAATGATGGTGAAAAAATGTTTTTCTTCTTAAAATTGAGAGAATTTTATCTTGACGATAATGCACCAATTAAGTATATTGTGATGAATCAAATGTATTCTGAACCAGTTGAAATTTCATTTACATCAAATACATTACAATATCCAGAATTAAAAGAAGAATTACTTGAAAGATTTGATGGTAGAGTATTTCACATTGATGAAGAAATCAAATTTCACATACCTACAATCGCTATTTCACAGAAGATATTTAAATATGTTGTAGCTGTTTATAAAGAAATTGATGCAGCTCAAAATGGTAAGAAACAAAAGAATACCGTAACAGAAAAGAGTATCGATAAAAAATTCTTGTTGATAGCTCCATATTTATTTGTTACAGGTGAAGAAAATATGCAATCTTTGAAACAAAAATATATTCAGATTACAAAGAATCCAAAATTGTATAAAAAATATATTACAATCGCAAATTCATTGAATTTAACAAATCTCGAATATATTACATATACTTATAAAGAGTCCGAGGAGGAGGCTCTAATTAAGTTTCCAATGGGTTGGAGAAAAATATTTGACGATACAGAAGGTTTGTCAAAACTATTCTGATTATATTGAAAATCTGGAAATGGTTAAGATTAAAACATTTCCAGATTTAATAGAAATATATCTGAAATCTATATTACCAGAAGATGTTTTGTATGACCAGATTATAATAATGTCGGTAAAGACTTCTAATAATTATGATGTAATTCGAAATATGCCATTTAATAAATTTAACAAATTAAGTAAGGCATTAAATCGATATATAGAACAGGAGAATAAACGAGAAAATGGTGAAGGAAATAATGAACAAAAATCTGCTGAGGAAATGATGTCAAATCAAATGAGTCAACAGAAATCAATGATGAACAGTATGAAATCATCGTTTAAGATGTCTAAACTAAAAATGTAATTTTCAGAACAATGAATAGTCAACAACAAATAAATTTAGATTTATCGAATTTTTTTAAAAAATCAAAAAAATCTAAAAAATCAACTTCTGGTGATGTAAACATTCAAACCAATTTAGATAACATACAATCATTAGGTTTTGACGATACTCCAAATTGTGGAATATCGTCTAAAACTGATATAGTTATATCTGAACCTATTCAAAATCAAGTAGATAATGTAATCATCGATAATATAGATAAATCTAATAAAAAGAAATCTGTATTAAAACTTGGTTTAGATTTTATTTCTTCAGCTTTCGGAAATAATGAAAAATCTGATGAAATAAACGAAGAAGTTCATGAAAGATTAGATACAGTACCTGAAGAAGTTGATATTGTTAAAACTGCCGAAGTACTTACAGAAAAAGTATTACCTGAAATTCCAGATGGTGATTCAATTACAGAATTAGATGATTTAGAAATATCTGTAAAGAAAGATAAATCAGGATATATTAAATCCAAAGTTACTGTGAAAGGTAGTGTTCGATTAAGTGATTTAGCAACAGAAATTAAAAAGTTATCAAATGGTGATGTTATTCATAGGTCTATGGATTTACGTAATATCGCCAATACAAACAAAAATCAACTAAAGGATTCTGAATATAAACTTTACAGTAAATCATATAACTTCAAATCTAAATCGATAAATAAAAAATATAATCGTATTTGTTTATCATTAATTGATAATGACCCGAATAATGTTATATTGTTTTTTCAATCAGGAGCTGACAAAGCAATCTATAAATTAAAATTTAATGATAAGTTTATTATTGATTTGATAGCAAATTATTATGTTCAAGGATTTAATGCTACCAAATTTAAAATAGATAATTTAGAAAATCCTGTACCTTATTTATCACTTGCTAATAAAATTGCATCAACCGGTAAATATAAAATTAAAGTTTTACCTGATGGTATTGCTGTTATTGGTAAAGGAAATAAAAACTTTTGGTTAATGGTTGGTATCAAATGGTTAGAAGAAAGCAATGAATATGTTGTTTTTGGTAAATCATTAATAGAAAGAGATTGGAAAGGTATACAACTAATAAACGGTAATCAATCATTAGAACGTTTACTTACAGATAACTTCTTAAATTTACTTGATGATTGGTTTAATTATCATGATTTTTCAGATGTTTACAATATCGAAGATGATGATAATAAATATTTTTACATGGCAAAGAAACTGAAATATCGTAAATTGAAAGATGCTTTCGATAAGATATTATTTGGTTATGTACTTGATGAAGATGAAAATAAAATTGATAACGGTATAGATATTGTTAAAACTTTATCTCGAGAAGATATTGATGATAGAATATCAGGTGAATACAATGCAGAAGTTATTATTGGTACTTCTCAGAAATTTCAAAATTGGTTATTAGTTTATTCGGCAGTACAAGTTATTGGTGGTGATAAACGAAATGGAAGAGATTTCATAACTACACAACAATACTATGATAAAGAAGGTGTTTCAGACAGGTCTCAATATCAAAATAGAAGAAGAACTGTATTGAAGAAACAAAATACTGAACGAAATTATAATTCCAGACCTTATATGTTTACATTAAATATTAAACGAAAAGATGGAGAGATTTTGAAATATCAATCTAAAAATTTCGATGATTTAATTAAATATTTTGATAATATGTAATAAAATGGAAATAATTAAACATTCAGGTTCAAATATAGATAAATTGGTTCGGTCTGTTGATTCAAGATTGAATTCAATTAAATCGAGAGGTGTCAGTTATTCATTCAACGTATTAAATGATAAATGTTTGGTTGTTACGATAACAGTATCTGGTAAAAAAGGTACGGTATCACAAAATTTAGTTGTTGAAATGAATGATGATATTATTTCGGAATTACAATATAAATGGACATTTCAAACCACAAATGTCACAGTTAATACAGATTTTTTAAGTGATTTACAAACATTTGTAAAGAAACTTGTATCGAAATCTAAAACATTAGTAAACAAAATTTCGTAAATTTAGATGCAAACCAACAATGAAGCTTTAAATCCATTATTTTCTATACAAGCATTAGTTCAAGAGATTAACACTGTTCAAAAAACTAAAACAGTACCAACTCTTGAACTAATCGCTAAACATATTAGTGGAACATTCAAAAGTGTTAAGCAAAGTGTTTCTAAAACATTTTTTGATGTGTCTAAAGCATTTTCGAACAACAATCTACAATTAGATAAATCGAAAACAAAAATACATGTTGAATTTTTCAAAGACATTAAATCTTTGAATGACATCAAAAAAATAAATATCACATTATGGAATTTGTTGAGATTGATTCAAACTAAACCTGAACAATTAGTTAAAACATCAGAATTCTTCAAAGGATTAACCGATATATTAAGTAAACTTGGAAATAAAGCATTTAAAGTTGCTTTCGGTATAACAGCATTAGCGGTATCTTTTGCTTTATTTGGTTTTGTCAATTTAATTGCGATTGCAAAAGCTGTGGTTGCTTTAAAATTGCTTTCGTTAGCTGTTGGTGGTTTCATATCAATAATTATAAAAGCTGTATCGAAAGCTGGTATAATCAAAACTTTCTTCGTATTACGTCAAATACCAGATATATTACATGAATTAGGGTTTGCGGTTGCAGCAATATCTATTGGTTTGTTTCTTACAAATAATGTTGATTGGAGTGCTGTCGGTAAATTAACAACAGCTATAGTTTCTTTAGGTCTTGCAGCAAGATTTATATCAGAAAAAGGTAGTTTTGGTACTGCATTTTTATTGATAACATTATCATTTGCGATATTATCAATGACAAATGCTTTAAAAAGATTTACGAAAATCGAATGGACTTCGATACTTAAATTTCCAGTATTTTTAGCTGGTTTAGGATTATCTTTTAAAATATGGAATAAAACCAAATTAGGATTACTTACAGTTTTAGGTATATCATTAATGATGATTGCTTTATCATTATTTGAATTAAAATTTGTAAGTTGGACTTCAGCATTGATTTTACCACCATTTATATTAGCTTTAGGTTTTGCTTTCAGAGCATTCAATAAAGATACCACACCATTAAAGATGATAACTTTTGCTGTATCATTTATGATATTTACACTTGCTTTTGATATGTTGACAGATGTTGATGTTCAAGCGGTATGGTGGACTGTAACTGCTATTGTTGGATTGGGTGCTGCTTTGAAATTTTTATTGCAAGGTGGTGCATCATCTACATTTGGTGTAAATGTTGAAGGTAACTATATTTCGGTACTTGCTAAATCTATCTTAGCTTTTGCAGTTGGTATAGGTATTTTGGTATATGTTTTCAATACTGCATCATGGCAATCAATAATTGCTGGTGTTTTAGCGATGACAACAGTTTTGAGTGTTTTAGGTGTTGTGCTTAAAAAATTAGATGGTACAAACGGTTCATTTACGATAAATAAAAATATAAATCGTAATTTACAAGGAAGAAAGAAACAAACACCACCGATAATTAGATTCGCACTTGGATTGGCTATATTATTGATTACAATTGATGCTTATAACGAATTATCTTGGACCGGTGCTTTACAAGTAATAATGTTTATAGGTGTTTTATCAACATTATTTATATTATTGGATAAAATTGGTAAAAACGGAAGAGCAAAAGCACCATCAGGTTTATTTGGTTTCTCAATTGGATTAGCGATATTACTTTTAACAATTGATGCATTTAACGAAATTGAATGGGGTGCAGCTTTCAAATTGCTAGGATTTATTGCTTTATTAGGATTGGCTTTACAATTATTTCCAAAAAGAGGTATTAAAGGATTTTTCTTGTTCTCACTTGGATTATTAGTTATTCAAGGTGTATTATGGCTAATTTCCAATACCAATTATAGTATAGATAATATTACAGTATTTGTGACAACTACAGCTATATTGATTGGAATGTTTGTTTTGATTAATAAATTTTTCGGTAGTATTGTTAAAGCTTCGATAGCTGTATTTTTGATGGCTATACCATTAATGC